ATCACTAAATGTTGCCAAGGTAACTATGAAGGAGATGGGAATGGAATATTCTATGTCTTCATTCAAGTCACTGATGACCAATATTTATCTGGTGAAACGAATTTTTAAAGCAAGTGGGTACACTCCGAACCGAACTTTAATTAGCAAGATTTTCAAAGATCTCTCGTGCTTACAGCGTATAGCTGCTTAGCACATTATTGAATTATTAACGAACTATTGATTTTAGATTACCATACGTAATGTAGCTAAGTCTGCGAAGCCATCCTTTAAGAAAACATCTCTGGTTACCGACTGCATTTCTCTTTAGATAAGCTTTTCTATCTTTCTTGAAGGCTTCGAATAGTCTTTCTCCATTGGATTTATTAATGGCATACAGCGTCTTATTACCGATAATACCATCTGCTGTGATACCTAATACAAGTTGTAGATGTTTTACAGCTTTATTAACTCCGCTATTATAAGCAAAGTCTACCAGCATGTTGGCTACACTCTGATCTTGAATTTTGTCTGCTTTGCAGGCATTCCAATAGTTCTCCTTAAAGACACGATGGAAGTCTTCCTCAGTAAGGAGTTTCACGTCTTCTTCGTTGAGAACACCATCGCCATTCTTGTCGTACCCGACTTTTCTCCAGGTAGCAAGGGTAATTCCGTACTTTGTCGGTCCCCCATTATCGTTTTTTCTGTTCGTGTATTTATCCGTTTCCCAACTAAGAATAAACGGAACAAGTTTAGCTGAATCTGCCATAATCATTCCTCCTTTTCTGCGTAATTAAGATATTCTGATAGATAGGGAATCTTATCAATAAACCTAAATCGCATAAGATAATACAGAAAGCTGACTACGTACCAGGGTGGAGTTCCTTTTTTGAATATCAGCTTCAAGTTCTTAAGAATATTGCATCCATAGAACCACAGAACTAAATACGAGATAAAGGAAACACATTGAACAGAGCCTTCCATCTGTCCTTTAAACCTCCCAATAGCATACACGGCTGCGCAAAGGACGAAAAACACGGTAGCGTGACCGATGCACACAACTGCTTTCTTCAACTCGAAGTTCTCTCCTTTTGCAATCATGCCACTAAGATAACCGAAAATAAAGTTGAGGGTGAAGACGATCATAAGCGAAGACAACTCGCCTTCAATCGGTTTAAGATAGGCGAGGAGTGCAAGAAATACGCCTACAACAATATCTTTAATTCTATCTGCCATACTATAACTATTTGATGATTAAACAATAATGCTGCAAATATACAATAAAATATTTAATCATCAAATAGCTATTGCAAAAAAGTGCAAAACTTTATGCACTCATATAAACGCATATATATAATTTCCTCGAAATATTGTATATAATTGTATATAATTTTATCGAAATATTGTATTTTTAAAACCCACGAAATCGGTGGAATTAAAATCCTTTCCAATGTTTGCAATATTGGAAATGATTGAAAACAAAAAGAGAGGCAATCACTTACCTCTCTTTAGCTTATAAGAAATAATTAAAATACAAATACAGTCCAAATCCGAACCACATTGTCAATACCATAGTTGACATCGTTACCCAAGCCAGGAAGAACTTATCGACCTTCTCGTACTCATGCGTAATGTATAGGTATGCAATGAACGTGCAATTAATGACGACTATCATTGCTACTATAATCAAAGTCTGAAACACAAAGTCCATAATACTCATACATACTCGCTTATCCGTGCTGCGTAGGGCTTAATACGTTATGATTTTCTCTTGCTTTTTATGTAGTGTAGTATATCCCACTTCTTAAAATATCTCGTATGTCCTCGCTTCTTGCATTCTCCGTTAGGTATGTCGCCTCTCGCAACCATACGATTGAGTGTAGCATCGGAAACGTGAAGCTTTTCCTTAACTTCCTCTGTGCTCATCATCGGGTTGAGCATATCTGGAATGATATCACACAGTCTATCCAAGTCCTCATCGCTCATTCCGCAAGCGGTAACCTTCTCACCATTTCGCTGCTGCTCGTCTGCCTTGAAGCAAGCATTGCTCAGCGACTTCAAAGCCGTGCCGAGCAACTTATAATTTAGTATCTTTCCCATATCTTTACGCACAGATTTTTCGTCCTAACTTGGTTCGACTGATAAACATATCACAGAATCCGTATATATAAAACATTGCCGTTACTATCATTACGGTAAAGCAGGAATCTACCATATCCTTAGTAGTATACCAACTCCATTCCACGATGTGAGCGGCGTTTATGCCGAAAAAGTAGAAAAACGGAATGCGGTATCTCCAACACAAAAAGAAGAATCTGCTTGCTAATATCAAAACCATCGGCAAGATGTACACCATAAAGTAAATGAAGAGATAGCATGGAAAATTCTCATTGTTTGTTATGAACATTTCCCTTGGATGCTGACTAAAATCCCACATTCCGTATGCGTGAAAGCACATAATGATTATCGGAAAATATTTGCAGAACCAGCAAAAGAACTTCAAAATTCTCCGTGAATATCTGTTACCATGTTTCATCAGCAAGTTCATCACCTCGCTGACATCTTTACCTTGCAACCACCTTAATAGGTCGCCTTCGTCTTCTTTATTCATAATTTTCGGTTTTAAGATTCAAAATAAGATGGTTGCAAAGTTACACTTCTGTTGTAATAACGCAAGAAAAATGCAATATTATTAGCGTTAAACTTTGCTAAACCATCATATTGTTACCAATAACGGTATTTTACTACCAATCTGTTACCCAGTAGGTCAAAAACACGTCCAAGAACCCTGCCACCTCTGTTATATACCACACAGGCTTATATCTTTCTTCATCGTCCGAACAGCTTACGAGCAACAGATAGATAAGAGCTATTACAGCCGTCGGAACCCAGCACACAGACAGACACCAGCCAACGCACCCTGCCGCAGCTACAATAGCCCCTCCTTTATGAATAGGGTAGGCATCGGCATCAAGATAATTTGGTACAGCACCTACAAACATCAGTCCTCCACAGCCCAAGAAGGCAAGGAACTGAACACCCTTACCTGTGTCGAGCATACATACCATCATCAGTACCGCACACGTAACCATAACGGCCGTGAATACCCATCCATAGTTTCGCTTGCGCTTATCGCCAATCACCTCGCTACCAGTACATTCCTGTAGCTGATAATACACATCGCTTACCATCGCAGGAACGCCAAAGCGCATGGCTGCGAGAAGCAGAAATCCTCCAAGTAAGAGGAAAGAAATAACACTTAGTATATACATAATCTTTTCATTTTAATTAGTTACACATTCATTTCAAGCATCTTTGGGTAGCCTGTCTTGTAGTCATAATCTTCCACCTCCCCGATGGTCCTCAGCTCTCCTACTGCCGCCTTGTGGCTTGCTGTCACATTAAAGCATTCCAGGGCGTACATCTCAAGCGCAGAGAGCAACTGGATGGCCTTATCACAATCCACAACCAGTTTGATGCCTTTAAGCCACAGAGTTGTCGTTTGCTGCCCTGCCGCCTTGGCGATAGTAGTAGAGTTCATTAGTCCTACACGTGTTGCCTTGTCGAGCCACACCAGCAGTCCATTCAACACAAATCCGTTAACCTTATCTGAGGTATCGTAGGCTGTAATCTCTGCTATCTTTTCAGACTTGGCTTCTTCGAGTTTCAGGGCATCCAGCTTTGCAGAGAATTGCGCAAACGCAGCCCTTACTTTGGTTTCATCGAAAGTAGCTTTCGGCAGAGTACATTCGTAGCACTCATAAGCGTTCATCTCTTTATTAAACTCGGCATTGATGTGATATACAATCATACCTCCATACTCATACTTTTGTCTGTACTGACTTTCAGAAATAAAGGTCTTGATAAAATTAATCTTCTCCATAATCTTTTTATATGCTTTATGTTTTATTATCTATAATATCCACAACTCTTCTTTACTATTCCTTACTGCTATTCTCTGCGTTCAAAAAGAGGTGAAGAGGCAAGGGTCAGCAAGCGTAGACAGGCATAATATGGTTGCTGGATCTCTTGCCAATACCGCTGGTTTTCAAACCAATACTACAGTATATAGCAGAATTAGCACCACTCTGCGAAGAAGTCCATCTATCGGTTTCCTTAACGTAAGCCTCATAGGTGGCTGCGGTGTCTGCACTAAAAAGTGCCGTAAGAATCTCCTTGATAGATTCCATGTTTCCTATGTGCTCAAGTTCCTGCCCTGCTGACATGATAAATCCATGCAATTCTTCTCCTCCTAATGTAAGTGTAGTGCTATATGCGTAGTCGAAGGCAGGAACTAACAGACTACGTTCATGAGCCTCTTGTCGCACAAGGTAGGACAAAGTATTGCCTCTGTAGAAGTTCTCGTCATTCACGTTGAAACCATCCGATGAGATATAATTGAACAGCACATTCTGCGTACACCAAGATAGACTCTGCTTCTTCGCAATATTCTTCATGTCTGCTGTCTTGATGCAGAATGCACTATTGTTTATCGCAAGGTTAGCATCTGCTATCTTGATAGCCACGGCATCATCAGCGTTTCTTCCTGCTGCTATCCATTCATCGAGATAATACTCATTGCGGTTAGTGTCGAGGATAAAGACACCAGCCCTGAACTTATAGAGCTTATAAACAACAATTCGTTTCGGCAGCTCTGCCTTGAATGTTCTCACGTTGCGGTTGTAGCTCACGTTGTAGCCATCTTTATCTTCCACCTTTACGGTGTATTCCTTGCCAAAAGGTACAAACGCTACTACCTGTCCGTTGCTGTCTGTGTTTACCACGCTATCCTTTCCGTCGAAAGTGATAGTTACAGGCATACCTTCCCAAGCCGCACATTCATTATCGTTGCCACATTTCTGCACATTCACGATAACCTTTTCAGATGTGTCCTCATCGTAAGGCAGATATTCCACATTGATATTGCGGCTACCCAATACTGCTGTATATCCTTGAGGAGCGATCGGTTGAGCATTGCCGTACTCTGGGAACGTCACCTGATAATAGTTTCCTCGGGCAACAGTGAATGTTGCCTTGCCCTCTGCGTTGGTAGTATAGGTCTGTGGTGTTTTGCCGTTGTTGAGGAATACATTAATCTTGATACCAGCCACCTTGATAGAGTCAACCGAAGATGCGATAGCTACAGTCACCTCCTCATCAGTATTGATAACATCTACCGATTTAGTTTCTCCGTGCCTGTTTGTCACAGAGATGGTAGAGCCTTTCATGGTTACATTACAGGTCTCTGCTCCTGTCGTGGCCGTCTCTGCCTTTTTAAATATCTCCTGTGCCTTGGTAGCAGCCTCGGTAGCTGGCTTCTGCAACTCCTTGATTTCTGCTTCTGTAAAGTCATCGTAAGTGAATGGGTCGCCCTTTTGTCCTTGAGGACCTTGTTCTCCCTGCGCTCCAGTATCACCCTTCATACCTTGCTCACCACGCTCTCCCTTGTCACCTTTGAGTTGCATGAGGTCAAATTCCTTTTTCTCACCACTCGGACGAGTAATATTCAAGTTTGTGCCGTCAACATCAATATCTACGTTTTGAACTTTTTTCAGAGCTCCGTTTACCTGACTTACGGCATCGTTGGCTTTTTTTACGGCTTCCTCCGTCTTGTTTACCGCACCATCAACCTTTCCTAACGCCTCATTTGTGTCTGAAATAAGGTCTGACAATTCCACGCTCGGAGGCAGGATAACCATAGCGGTATCCATCTCTACGCTGTTGTCTCCCTCATCAGTCTCACCAAACTCAGTGTCGGCATCGGCATTGTTGGCTACAATAGCGAATTGAGGATATTCGTTGCTTCGCCAGTCGTTGCCGAATATCTTACCCTTCACCTCGATAGCATACGTGCCGAGGCTCATCTTGTCACCCTCTACTCTCGCAAGGAGTACATTATCCTCCTTTATATCAATATCAAACGCAAGAGGGATGCGCTTGAACTGATTGCACACCTGTACCACCACGTCCGTACAGGCTGGCAGAGGGAAAGCCTTTGCTTGCCCCTCCACCATCTTCATCACTGGTATCTTCAGCGTGAAGTCATTTCCTTTAACGATTTTCTTCATATAGCTATATGTATTTAATTATCTATTCAGCGTTAATAGCTGTGCGTAATAATCTGTTCCGTCATAATACAACATAATCTCAGTAGAGTCACCTCTTGCAAACCACCAAAAATCTGAGTTGCCATCATAGTTAAGCAGCAAAGGGTATTCTTTTGTATTGTAAGAGGTGTTGCTTCCTATATTCCGCCGCCCTACTATTGCTACACCTTCTGTCGTCTCAACGTGCATGATGATAGTTAGTTTAAAACGGAATACAGAAGGGAGTCCAGGCTTCTCTCCTATTGCTCCTTTAAGGACTTTCAAAGTTGGCAGAAGAACGTATGAATCGCTTGCTGTACACTTAATGAACCACACATTGTTTTCATACAAATTCAAATAACCGTTATAAATCGTGTTGGCTTTGTCAATATTCAGAACACTGTATCTCAACCCAGCCATCCAGTCATTAGTCACGATGCGTCCAGATTCAGCATACACAGCAAACTTGTTGGTTTCGTGCTCCACGTTCACGTACATACCATACAGGTAAGAAAAACCGCTTTGACTATTCTTAATGCCAATATATGCGCCAATCTTACCCGAAGTGTCTCTGGGGTCATTGGTCTCATCTCTTATGTCCATCATCCTGTGCGTAACTGTCGCCGAATTAGCTGTTGTACCAATCATGGCGCTTCTATAATAGCCTTTTACCTTTTCGCTAAAGAGTATTCCGTCCTCGTACATGCTGAGGAAGCGGGTTTCTTCCGAATATTCCGTCTTGTTAGACGCACGAAGATAATTGCCTATTATGTCGAAACCTGCAACCTTTCCGCTCTTGGCATACATATATCCTTTATTAGACACCTTGAACGGAGCGTCCGAAGCCGTTGATGAACCCACCCAGAGAGGGTACTGATTACCATCATCGCCTTTCGATTCTTCTATATCGTAATTACCGAAGTAGCCAACCTTCGTAGTTCCGTCCTCGCTCTTTGCCCACAAGTGCTTTGCCTCTATCAAGTCTGCATTGAGCTTTCCGTCGGCGAACATAGCGGCCGTCTTGCCGTTGTTCTTCACCTTCACCTTTTCGCCATACAGCTCCACACCATCTGCCGTGATTTCCAGTCCTGCGGCCTTGGCTGTCGACTTATCTATGAGGTCGGTCTTTTTCTCTGTGTACTCCGTCATTAGCGCACCTTCCTCCAACTTCGGCTTAGCCACCCAAGCCTCACAGCCGTCAACAGCTCGCAGCATGACACTCTGAGGAAGCACCGTGTCGCCATTGCCCGTATAAGGGTCTATACGCCAGTGTACCCAGTATCGTTTCCATTCGCTCGTCAGAGTGAAGTTCGATGCTCCGTCCGCCACATTCTCCGTCACCTTTCCCTGGCTGTTCTCTGCGTAGATATTCACGTGAACGCTGTCCTTGTACAGGTGTGCTCTCAGAGTTCCGCTTCCCTTCGCAAGGAACGAGAATACATAATTCTTCCTCAGCTCGAAGTTAAGAATCCTTCCGTTCTCTCCGTTGAATCTCAGGAAGTCACACATATTATTGTTACTGCTGTCTGCCTTTCCGTGAACTACGGCATACGCACCCTCGTAGGTGTCCTGTGCCACCTCATTGGCCGTATAAAGGTTGCTCAACTGTCCGCTCGCAACAAGCGTCCTCGTATCATCGAGCATATTGCCGCCAAGGTAGTCGTAGTCCGTTTCCGCAGGAGTCCAGCCCGTATACTCCGTCCCTTCCTCCAACATCGGCATACATATCCATCCGTTACCCGAGGCAGTATAGCTAAATGTTCCGTCCACAGTTATGCCGTTGTAGACAAAGATATTCACCTCGATAAACTCGGCGTTGCCCGTATTGAAGGTGTAGTTCACCTGTCTCCACTGGTTCACCTCGTTCTCCTTTGTCAGCCAGTACATGTTACCCGGGGTGGCAGTAATTCCGTCCCCTCTATCGCCATTCAGCGCAGCCATCTTGAACACCTCCGAACGAACCTGTAAATCCTTCGTGTCGCACTTTATCCATGCCGAGAATGTGTAGTCGGTGTTCTTCTTCACAGCGATGCCGTTGATGCCTTTTCCATAGAACAGACCCTTGTACTGAGGCGTTCCGTCACCCGTCACCGAGAAGCGGATGGCATTATGGCCGTTCACGCCCTGTGTTATCGTAGGCTGAAAGAGGCCGTCCGAATAATATATATCACCCTTCCTTGTCAGCGCCGTATCTCGCAGTAGGTTATGCCGTCCTTGCTGGCTCTGAGTCACACTGAGAGTAATCTCCTTTGCCGTCTGCTTGATAGTAGATGTGTAGGCGTTGAGTACGGTAGGATTGCTTCCTTTCAGGTCGTTCTCCAATGCCTCAAACTTCGACTGATACTGCTTTGCCGTAGCCTTTACACTACCCATATACTTCGACACGTTCACCGAGAAAGGAACCTGTGTACTGTAGTTCTTCCCTCCGAGAGAGAATGCGATTGTGATAAATCCCTCGCTCACCGACACTTTGTCTCCGCTCGCCAGAGTGGTAGTGTTCACAGAATTGAGCTTCACCTTTATGTATCCTGTAGCCAAGCTTGCCGCAGCCGTACAGTTCAGCATATAGCTTACCCTCACGTCTGAGCACTCGTTAGTAACATTCTCGCCACCTCTCATCACCTTTACTCGTCCTTCTGCCGTGGTGTCCGACACGATGCCGTCATCGTTAGTGTCGAGCACGATGGGCTGTACGAGAAGTATGCTCACTCCGTCATTTCCGTTCACACCAGGAGTACCTTGTTCTCCTTTCTCGCCCTGCGGTCCTTGTGCACCCGTTTCGCCCTGCGCACCTGTTTCTCCTTTAGGTCCTTGTGGTCCTTCGTCACCTCTATCTCCCTTTTCGCCTTTGTCACCTTTGTCGCCTTTCTCTCCCGACAGCACCTTCTGCCAGTCGCTGCTTGCGTCCGAAGGCTCTTGGCTTGTACCACTCTCGTTAATACAGGTCCACAGGGCGTTGTTATGATTTACTTGGTCGTAGTAGGCATAGCTTCCTGCCTTCCACTCGCCTCTGTAGTTCACCATGTGCATAGCATCCCCAGTCGAAGATACCCACTCAAAGATACCGCTATTAAGCCTTATCTTGTCAGGCGAAAGCACGAATACCTCCTTGCCCTCGTGTGTATATCTGTCCACACCCTTGAAACCTACGATGCGAGGTGTATTATCGCCAGTACTCTCCAGTATCAGCACACCTTGCCTTGTCGTGTCACTCCTTGAACCATCAAGCACAATAGTGTCTCCTGCTTCAGGAATACCACCTATCTCTGCCGTTGCAAGCTCCTCAGTCATTGAGTCCAACGACAAAGAGTGCTTGCCGATTACTATCCATGAGAACATCTGTCCTCCATACAGCTCGTTGCCATATCCGTCATATATCTTCTCGTTCCTTTGTGATACGCCGTTTGTAGGGATTGTTCGCCAGTAGCTCTTGTTGCTTGTATCACTATATGCTCCACCAGCCACAATTTCGCCAATAGTCTGACACCTCACTTGGTCGCCCTCTTTCCACAGGTTCTGCGTAGCCATAGTGCCGTCGTCAGCAAGAAGATAACAGAGCCAGCCTTCACATTTATCTACAGTCTCTATCCATTCACTACTTTCGCTTTCCCATATTACAGGCACAACCTTCACTATCTTGCTTCCTGAGCCAGATAGATACACATTACCGCCAGCATACGACAGTTTTCTTACCTCCAGTTGATTAAAGATAGCCTTTCCCCAAATGGTAAGATTGGTAACGAAGGCGTGATATTTTTCGTTTTCTTTCTTGACTGCGAAACCCTGCTCAGCTTCGTTGTCGTAGTCGATGGACTGCAACGACTCCAAGATGGCCCGTCCTGCCTCGTCTATCAGCGCACCGCCTTTACCAAAGTAAGCACCTCTGTTCAGCTTCACCAAAGCCTCGCTCACCAGTCCTTTGATGAAAGTAATCACGCCTTGTGCGGTGTCGTTGTGTAGCTTTGACAAGAAACTAAGGATAGTCTTTCTTGCTGATAGAACATTACTGTCTGTAGGAGGTGTTGAGTCGTTCATGCCTATTACATAGACGCCACCACCACCATTGCCACCACTTATCTGAATGCCGTTTACCGTGATAGAGTCAACCTTATCTTCCAGCTTCCCTAATCGACTTGTTGCTGCTTTTTCACCAACTATGTATTGGGGATGGTCATAAGGTATATCCAAAGGTATCTCCATGCCGATGATACGAGAGTTTCGGTAGTGCTTGCCTTTAGCATCAACCTGCGCAAACATATCATTAATCAGCTTTACTTGTTCACCGAGAGGATGATAATCGTATGTCCCATTATTATAGAACTTATCGCCATCCATCGTGCATGTGAAGTTTGCGTTACTGATCATAGTCTTCTGATAGTACTGCTTCGCTCTATCGAACAGAGATAACTGAGCGGTAGGGATGAGGTCCGTATCTGTAATCTTGGTTGCATCCCAGTTGAACAGAAAGTACTTATCACCAACCTTCGGACACATGACACCATCGGGGAGAGTTCTTCCGTAAGTGTCATTAGCAACAATCTCAAAGTAGTTAACCTTGTCAATGACTTTGAAACTAACATCGAACACCATACCCATGAGAGCACCGCTAGTGAACTTGATGCCTAAAGTAAGGTTACTCTTTATCCAACTCTCCTTGAAGCTTTTAGTGAAAGAGTCTGTAGAAGTGACCTGCCAAAATGTCTGTGTAGTCTTCGTTCCATCTTCGTTATCAACGGTGCTATCATAGGTCTTGATACTGCTGACTGCACTTTCTACCTTTGGATATTCGTCCTCAAACATCACGACACCTTCGATAGCCTGCTTATCATTCTTCACAACATTCACGTTCTCTATGTAGCCATCCTTGGCGTAGAAACCGTCACTATCAACTTCCTTGTTAGGGAGCATGAGGTAATCGGTAGCTACGCCATCGGTGGTGACGTCCGCATCGGCACCAGTGAAATACCCTTTCGGGATATTCCTATCTGAGCCGAATGCGTACAGTCTCGTAATATAAGTTGACTTAGATTCCGAATAGGACATAGACAGAACATTAGCATCCTGTTCGAATGTTGTCTGCCCTTCCATTTCGCAATATCCAAGGTATATAATAGAGCCATCTATCCACCACTCGCAGTTGAGCGCATCTTCGGAACAGATGGAGTTGAGCGCATCAAGAATACTGATTGAACCGTACTCTATCAAGAATCTCTTCTGAACATCGAAAGCTTTGTTGTTGTATGTAGTGTAGTCAGCAGAGAACTCCTTGCCATTGTACGTAAGACCTAGCGCCTTTAGGTTGCCGAGTATAACGTTCATGTGTACGCCTACCGTTGTGGTGAGCTTGAAGGAGGTCTCGTTGGCTCCGTGCTGAGGACGATACTTGCAAATCTTATTCTTCCAAGACATATAGTAGGCATCCATCTGCATTTCGTAGTCGTAGCCATCACTATCGTTGTGCTTAGGGAAGTATGATGATGTAAGTTCAAAGTAGCCGAAGTCGGGAATCTCCACGGAATCACCAATCTCGAAATAGATAGGAGTAGCCGTAGTGAACTTCAAGATGATGTAGTGGTGGTCCATAAGCTGATATGACAGCTTAGAACCCTCACCGAAGTCCTCTAATGTGAAGAATACCTTGTTGTTTCTCTTAATCTGAATCATTAGCTTGTATATATTTACTTGTTTCACCTCTGTCACTTGGGTCTGGCTCGTTGAGCTTTAGACTGAACTTTGCCATTTCCCGAATGAACTGACTGAACTGTGTGCAGGAGAGATAGATGCACCGATACCACACATTAGGCTGGAATCGGGTGCGGATAACCAACTCTCCTTTGGCAAGAACCTCCTCGCAGAACATGGCATAGTTCGTCATGAACGTATCTGAGTCTTTGGCGGTCATATTGAACGGAAGCGTTATCTCCCTCTCATCCAGTCTTGGATTGTGCTTGATAACCGACTTGCCGTCCTTTGAGCGATACTTGTTACTGATAAACTCCTTGTTTGGTGCAGGAGTCATTAGCGTGCTAAGGGCGGTTTCATCTAAGATTATGCCCCATGTAAGGTAGGCATCCTTACCATTTATATAAAGTTGACCATTTAGCATAACTATTTAATCATTAAATAACCTCATAGGCTTCGCTGTGAGCCGCTTTTGCTATTGTTTGGTATAGTTGTAAGGACTGACAAGCGAAAAGCCTATAGAGGTCAAATATCCTTTAATCTTCTGTTCATATCATCCAGCTTTGTTCCGAAGTCATTATAGGTGAGCTTTGAATACTTCACGATGTCTTCGAGGTAGCTGTTTGTCATGATCATCATGTTTCTAATCTCTAATACTGCGCCATTGGTTGAGATTCCGAGTGTAACGATGCTCTCCATCTGTGATATGGTGGTAGTCATGTTCTGAGCGATGGACTCTCCTGCAATCTGCAGGGCGGTGAAGCGGCCATTCAGCTCGTCTCCGGTATCTTGCCCCATAGATGCCCATCCTCCGCTTGTGGCGGTCTGTGATGAGGATGAGGAACCAGTGTAGCCAGTTACCTTCGCCCACTCATCACGCCTCTTTATTCCTTCCTTGACAATCTCATCGTAGCGCTTTTGAAACTCCTCTATATCGAATTTAGAAGGGTCTCCATTCGCATCATCTACAGCCTTGGCCCAATCCTCATATAGCTTCTTTAATTTACCATTAATGAGGTCTTCCATATCGTAGGAAAGGAGAGATTTCTGAACCTCTTCGGCAAAATCGTCCGCGAAGTCTTTGTAGTCTTTCTTCATATCCATGAGGTTGCTGATGAAGTTATCCCTCATTCCGTCAAAGGAAATCTTAGTAATAGACTCGCGCCATTGCTCAGTCAGTTCATCAAGATTACCTGCAAGGTCCGCATAGTCTTCGAGTTTGTCAAGAACCGCCTCTCCGTAAGCAGAACGTCCCTTGTAGTGCTTACCGGTTCCTCTGATCTTATTAACCAGCTCTTGATAGGAAAGCAGTTTCTTCATCTCTTCTGGAGTAAGGGAGGTTAAATCGCCATTAAAGTCGCTCTTTACGTTTTCCCTTATCAACTTCATCTGCTCATCGTTAAAGCCACTCCAGTAATGATTCCAAGATTTATGGCTGCCCCAATAACTCATCTGTTGCTTTGCAATCTCCATAACATTGCTGTTATAGGTCTGTTGCTGTCTGATAGCTTCTTTGTAAGCGTTGGTGGACTCCTTGCCATACGTTCCTGCCATTGTGTCCTTCAGCTTATCTATGGACTTCTGTAATCGCTCATTAGAGGACGTAAGATTATCGATAGCGCTTTGTACCTTTTTGCCGTTACCTCCAAACAAGCTATTGAAACCTCCGAACGATAATGTATTCAAGAGATGGTAAGTGTTCTTTCCAATACTCTTCAATGGCTTCATAATAAGGTCACCCGACAAAACATCATCGAGAATACCTGTTACAGCACCCAATATGGTATCGATGAGATTGCTTATAAGTGTGCCGAAGCCATCTTTCAGTATATCGAGGATGCCAAGAATAGCGGAGATTATTTCGCCTGCCAAACCGCTATCACCTAAAGCTTTTGTCAAAGTCTTTGCAGCATCGCTATCCTTTCCAAGTAATCCTTGTATGCCCTTTGCAAGCGTGTTGGCAACGTCCTTCTGCATAGTACCACCGAAAAGCTTATCAAGACCAAGGACTGAGTTTCCAATTCCTTTGAGCGAACCCGATGTAAGACCTTGCAATCCCTCTTCAAGCTGTTGAAACTGAGAGGCAGCCTTCTGCGCAGATGTTTGCAAATCAGAGGTTGCCTTCTGTACGGAGGAACCGAATATCAACACTTCATTGGATGCGGTATCAAGGACGCCCTGAGCTATAGAGAGGTTGCTTTCTGCCTTACTGATACTTGTCTTGTCACCGCTCTTCTTAGCCTTGGCGAGGTCTTCCTGCGCTTTGGTAACGGCTTTCGTGGCTTCAATCTCTTTCTCTTGTGCGTCAATATAGCCCTGCATGGCTGACTGATAGGAGTTGATGTCGTCCGAAACCTTCTTAAAGATGTCGCTATCCCAGATGGTGGCAGAGCCTTGTAGCTTAGAGATAAGTTCCTGTATAGTCTTCTGCTCATTAACATCTGTTGTGCTCTTGGATAGCTCTTGCAGCTTCTCAATAGTTGGTTCAAGTTGGTCCTTGAACATAGCTCCGAAGTCTCCGAAGATGCTTCCCCAATCGATGTTCTGTCTGATGGCGTTTATCTCGATGGTTTGGAGGTCCTTCTTCTTCTCCTGCTGGAGAGAGAGCTTTTCGCCCTGCGTCTGAGCCTTGGCAATCTTCTCTTCGTACTCCTCAGCAATGGCTTGCTTCTGCTGATAGAGAGAACCATACTCCTTCAAGTAGTCACGCATAGAGGTGAGGGCTTCCCTATTGACCTCATCAAGCTTCTTGTTGTACTCTTGGGTAGCGAGGTCTCTGGCCTTATTGAGTGCATTGGACTGAGCAGAGGTAAGGGTTACTTTCTTGCCAGCTTCCTTGTTTTTCTTCTTGAACTCGGCTTCCAGTTTGTCAATCTCGGCTTTGCGCTTGGCATAGTCGTTCTTGATTTGAGCAAGCTTCTTCTCCGTGCCTTCCTGCATGAGGGAGATAGTTTCATCTGTATTTTTCTGCTGCAAAGCCTTCAAGCGGTTATTTAACTCCTCTTGGGCTTTGATAGTCTTGTTTTCTTCCTTAATGCGAGTCTTACGAGCTGTAACTGCCGCTTTTGCTGTCCTTCCGCTTACATCACCACCTAGCTTCGAGTAGGCATCCTTTTTTGCCTTCAAGTTTTGTATGGCAGTTTCGTATTGAGTGGCGGTGTATTTGCTCTTATTTCTCTCCATAGCAGCAACCTTCTTCTTGGCTGCGTTGTATTCACGCTGCGCCCTGTTGTAAGCTTGCTGATAGGTTTCCGTAGAACCTGTGTTAGCCAACGCTTGTGCCTTTTTTTTGGATTGGTTGAGGGATTGTTTGGCGGTGTTCCATTGAGCCCTAAAAATCAAAGGTATTGTCGTTGCGCCAGTGACCGCCCAATTCCTCTTCATAGCTAAGAGGTTATTCAGAACCTTTGTTTTCTCAGACTCCTGCATGCGGAGATTCAGATCAGCAGGATTCTTTTTAATGTCTTCACGAAGACCTGCTATCTCTTTCTGAGCCTTATTGATGAATGCATCCAGTCTACTCTCACCTGTGGCGTAGTTGATGGTTTCGTTGGCTGCTTGCCAGTCATTAGCAAGTGTCATAGCTTCATCATAGAAGTCAAAGATTTCTTGGCGTACACTTTCGTTCTCCTGCGCTTCTTGCAAGCGAACCTCGATAGGTTTTGCATTCTCAGCTGCTTGGTCTCGAAGTTGGATGATGTTGGAAAGTTTTTCTTCCGCCTGATCGAGGTCTTCTTGTGCCTGTTGAAGCTGACCTCCGAGTATCGACGATTGTCTTCCACCATTGTATGCTGCATCATCATGTAGCTGCTTGTTGAGACTTTCTATTTTTTGACGATACGTCTCTACTTCCTCAACAGCCTTGTCATACTTTAACTCATCTATGCTCTCGGCAACTTCCTTCTGCGTCTTAGCAAAGTCGGCAGATGCAAGTTGAGCTTGTGAGTATTGCTCCGTTAACTGAGGTGCGAGGTTGGAGAGTTTTTGGTAAGCTTCTGCCTTCTCGTATTCTGTAGCTGTCTCAGACTGAATAGTTCTGATAAGGCTTTCGATATTCTGCTGACGTTCCTTGACCTTGTTATCAAACTCATCCCATGCTTCATTGGATTTCCTTACTGCCGTTTCATGTGCCGTCTCTGCTGTTGCTAACTTGTATACGGCATAGGTTACTGCTGCGATGGTGGCAGCTATCCAAAACAAAGGACTGGAGAACATAGATTCATTCCATGCGTCCTGTGCCTTTTTGCAGAGAAGTGTGACCTGTGCCCCTATTCCTTTGGCTGCAGTGTCTCTTTCGTTAGCTGCGGTATTCAAACCTTGGGCTGCGGTGTTAGCCGTATTGGCTGCCGTATTTGCTTCTGTGGCTGCGGTTGCAGCGGTTTCTCTAGCCGTATTGAGTTGCTTTGCGGTGGTGTTCCTTTCGTTAACGGCAGTGTTGAGTTTGATTTCTGCTGTCTCTACCTCCTGCCCATCTGTATAGGATTGCAGAGCATCGTAAGCATCTTGGAGTGATTGAACCTCGTTGTCCTGCATTGCAAGTTTGTTCTCCAATGCCTTCACTTCCTCTGCGGCTGCGGTGGCTGCGTCTGCCTTTGCTTTTGCCTGCGCCTGTAGTTCGGCAACGTAAGCCGCGACCTCTTCACGCTTAGATGCTACCAGCTCTGCCTGTGCTGCTGATAATTGACCTTTGGCTACTGCTTCTTCAAGGTCTGTCTTCTTCGCTTCTTCCTTCATAGGGAGCAAAGATTCAAGAGCTGACAACTCGGCTGCATATCCTGCATTTGTTGTTGCTGTGTCAAAGGCTGCTATACTAACTGCCATTGCCTTATAAAGACCGATGGCAGATGCGGCTGCAAGGATAACCTCACCTATCTCCTTCCAATGGTCGATAACCTTAGATGTGATATCCAAAGCATCATTCATCAAGCCTTCGGTCTGTGTGCCGAGGTCATTGATAGCCATTTCGATGGAATCTTGGATATTGCTTATCTGACCCGTAATAGAGTGAGATTGCTTTTCCATCAATCCACCGAACTTGCCGCCTTCATTGGTAAGACTTTCGATAGCCTTCTTGACTTCTGGGAAACCAACCTTACCTGCGCTTACCAATTCCGAAACCTTATCCTTGGTAACTCCGAACTGCTTGGCTAACTCCTCTGTCAAAGGAATACCGCGACCTGTAAATTGCATCAAGTCTCTTGTGAACAATCGACCTTGTACCATCGTGGTACCATAGAGCCATGTGAGGTCTTGCAGGTTCAATCCCAATCCTGCAGATACGTCACCGAGCCTTCTCATGGTATCGGTAATCTCGTTGGCTGCAAATCCGTATGCAAGGAGTTGCTTTGCGCCATTCACCACACTCTTCATGTCAAAAGGTGTAGTAGCAGCAAGGTTGGCGAGGTCCGAAATCATTCCCTTTGCCTTCTGCCCACTACCGAGCATGGTTTCGAAAGCAATCTCAAACTGCTGAAACTCTCCTCGGACAGTACCCAGTGTGCTGATGATTTCCTTTGCCGTAAAGCCAGCGAAAGCCAACGATGCAACAGACTTGATGCGATTGAAAACATTCTCAATGCTCTGACCCTGCTGCTCGACTACTCTTGCTGTCTGTGATACTCCATCCTGCACCCCTCGAAAGGCTTTCAGTACGGATGAATTGTCACCTGTTATGTCAAACTTGATACTTGCCATTTTTTTATTCTGTCAATTACGTAAAAGTGCACCTCCTCACCCAAACCTTTATTCTTTACTTTTTTCTTGTTAGTGTTGGAGGTTAAATTGGATTCTCTTCGCTCTGTCTGATCAGCTCCATGATGTCCTCTTTGTTATCTCCGCTGAAGACCTTTTCTGTTGCTGATGGAATGTGAGACTTCTTTCTTTCCTCATCGGATAGATAGATGGAAGTTATCTTATCCTTCATCATAAGCGTGAGGTTGTTGTATGAGATTTCCCACAGAACATAGTCAAGGGTCCACTTGTATCTCTCGCAAGCTGCGTCAATGAGGGAGCCCCAAATGGTTCTTCCACCAAAGATATACTGATTACTGGAGTCTTTGGCTTGGTTTATCTTCTCCATACGCTCCGCTTCCTTGTCTATCCCACATTCCGTGATGATGTCGTGAAGCTTGTTGTCTGAGAGTATGGTGATGAGAAGGGTTGCTATGTCATCGTTATCACAGAACTTGAAGATGATGTTTTCCCTTGCCTTCAATATGCGTGAACTGAGCATATCGGATTTCTTCTGAAGAGTGTGGTAGGCTATTAGCTTACAACAAATGCTTCGATTCTCCTCTACTACACGGAGTGCTTCAATGAGGGGATTCAGCTTTAAGTTATCATCTTTGATGCCTAGCTGCTTAATCAATGGAGCAGTCAAATACATCTTGCCTAAAGTCTGAGGGTAGATAAACAAATGCCTTCTACCTACCTGTATGCCTAGAGGAGTATCTGTTAACACCATGGCTATCTTAGTACCAATTTCGATGTCATTCTTCATAAGCCAATAAATTTGTTAGCACCCAAGACAGGACTCGAACCTGCGTCTTTCAACCAGCATTTTAAAGACCAACTGGATTTCATGTGACGGACTTTGGTCTCGCTCTAACCAACTGAGCTACTTGGGTAGATTGCCGACTGATAACCCTCAATCGGCAGAAGGGTGAAAAGGAATCAACATATTGCTTTAAGGTTCACCTTCGACCTGTCCGTTTGTTGGAACGGTTACTTCCGTTTCTGTGTCTGTAGCACCTGCAGGATGCTTGAATGTAAGAACGTATTCGTCTGCCTTTCCCTTAGCCTTCTTGGCTGTGATGATGCGCCAACGGAACTGACAATATACGGTCTCACCCTTCTTGTTGGTGGTCTTTGCTACTTCGTCACCCTCTGGCACAAGAGCCTTGTGGGTGTACTGCATCAAAGCACCATCCGCTGAAGAATATGACTCCTCCACGCTTACGGTTGACTTGCCGATATAGCAGCCAGGGTTCTCTGCATCTTCCGGCTGAACAGCGATAGCGTAGTTTCCTTCGATAAGTCCATCAATGGTATGGAAAGGCTGAGGTAAGCCCTTCTTGATGAACTCTTGATAAACGAGTTCGTAGGTGGACTTAGCTGTCTTGGAATCTACAATACCCCCACCTTCCTCCTTAGCTTCTGTTGTATCACCCTTGGTAGGGTTCAACTGAGTAGTGTCCTCCTTTGGAGTATCAAGCTTCTTCCAGTTGTTGGTTGCAACACTAAGGTCACGAACATAGATGGATGGTTTTCCCCATGTTATTACTGACATAATCTTAATCGTTTATAGTTTGATACAATAATTTGTTATTAATGATGTGCTCACTTGTGCCCTCGCAAGCTATTACCCTCTGTTCGCTCATAGATAATCGGAAATCCGATCCATGAACTGCTTCGAAGGTAGAGAAAGAGAGTTGACATAACTCACGTATCCTTGCCGTGTTCTCTTCCTTTTGGATATTGCCTTTCTTTGTGATAGCTTGATCTTGAACATAGATGTTTACATTCACGAAAGCTTCTTGGATTTGCGAGGTTTGATTTGCTAGCACAGAGATGCAAATATCTTCCTTACCAGTCGTACCAGTGCCATAATATGGTCTTCCTCGCTTGCAAAGACTACCATTTACAGCAGTCTTTAATTTAGAAGAAGAGATAATGTTGTACACATCATCCTTGATATCAATATCCGATTTCATAGCCTTATCTGATTAATTCTACTTACAGCTTTATCCACAGCGAGCTTTAGTTTACCATCAACGACAGAACGAGCCCATAACTCAGTGGACGCAAGCACATCCTTATTTTCTTTAGCTTCTACAAAGTCTGCATAGTTCATAGCCGCGACTACTACCAATGCGTAAACCTGTGAGTATTCCTTGGCTAGGTCAGCTATCATTTGTCTTCCTTCTTGTGAACCATTAGAACCACTGCCTATGGAAGCGAAGGCTGATTCTACTTGTTTCCTTCCGTAGTCAAAGATGGCATAACCGATGGAACTTCGTAGGTTTCCTGTATGGTCTATCCAACTTTCCTCTGCCGAGCGGTCTCTTATCCTTGCATTACATTCTTCTCCTAGCTTGGCATAAGCAGTGAGGATTTCTTGCTTTATTATCGCCATAGCGGACTGAAAAAAGTTATTGAGCGCAGACTGAGAGGTTGAGAGTTTTATACCCATATTTTACATTGCAGTTGGTAACGATGGAAGCCAAGTACGACAAATTCCTTCACTTCGTTTCCAAAAAGCTTTACACGGATTTTGTCTCCGTACTCGAAATCTCTGCATGCTCTAGGAAGGTTGTAGATGGTGTAGGAATAGTTCTTAGCAGAACCATCGGGGATAGTGATAACGTTTGCCTTGCCAGCAGGTACAATATCACACTTGCAATAGTTCTCCACCCATTCTTCTGAGCCTTGAACATAGTCTCCATTATCGTCTTCATGCCCATCATTTACGTGTAGGTAATCTAGGGTATGAGCAGCGAAATCCAATACAGCCATATCTTAACCTCCTATATAAACCATCGGTTGACCCAGTGCAGGGGATTCACCGATGGTTTTATATAAAGCATTTATTCGAACTAACAGCCTTTCCTTATCCTTGTCAGATAGTGTTCCTATGCTCTTGTCTGACTCGGATAAGCTTACAGCTTGTATGAGAGAGTACAGACAATCAGCAAGCACACCTTTCCATTCCTTGGACTGGGCGACCTCGAATGTATATTCATCATCACCACTAAGCTGACGTTCTATCATCTTATTTTCCACGAATCCTAAAGGGATAGGGTAGTGGATTTCATCAATCAATGCTTGCTTTATTGTCTTCATATCAATTCAAATTAAGCCTCTGGAGTGAGTTTAGAGAGTACTTCGGCTTCCTCCTCATCGCTGAGTGAGTTGAGAGCCTTAATCAGAGTCTCATCGGTTGAGTTAGCCTTCACATTGGCACCAGCAGCCTTCAAAGCAGCGATGAGGTCAGCCTTCTTATACTTCTTACCCTTGTAAGTTGTATACTGGTCGGTAGTATCGGTAGTCTCAGCTTCCGTATCTACCTCCTCAGACTTTGTAGTAAGCATGTAAATCTGATCTACGTCCTCGATTACTGGCAAGCAGATAGCCTGTCCTGCGGTAACCTCCTGCAAAGATGGCTCGTTCTTTGAGTACTTGGAGATAAGCTTGTAGCTGTCAACGTTAGAATACTGAACACCTGCTACTCGGTTGGTATCCTCAGCAAGGGTACCCCAAACGAAAGAGCCTACGTTGGTGTTACAGATGAAGATGATGTTATTCTCATTCCATGGCTTAACTGATTTTGGCTTTCCGTTCTTCTCGATAATCACGGTTCGGTTGATAACCTTGATGGCTGCACCGAACTCATCCTCGAATGCTTCCGAGAAAGCAGACTCCGATGGTGTCTTGAGCTTTGTGTTTTCGGTATAAGTCTTACCCTCGTAGTCGGCAACAAGCTCTTTTGCCCATTGCTCCTTGCGGATTTTCTTAATCTGCGTCTTAGCGAGCATAACCTGTATGATGGTATTGTTGTCGGCATTTGCCTTATCGAAGATTTTTTCGAAATCTTCTCGTGTTGTAATACCATTGGTTTCTGTTTTGAAGCAGTTTGCCTTAAAATATCCATAGTCAACACGGATAGCCTTACCCGAATTGTCTGCATCTTCAACGGCAATAATACCATTAGAAAGACCTGCCAAGAAGTTCATTTCGTTACGCTCTTCAAGACCGACAGAGCAAGCGACACCATCATTCATGAGTTTGTTGATGATACGAGCCTTTGCAGTTTCAGCAGCCTGTCTTGTTGATGTAGCCTGCTCAACCAAGCCTTGAGCCTGGAATGAATTGGCTCTCGCTACAATATTCTCATACTGAGCCTTCATGATGTTGACGTTGTTGATATCAGACTCGAAAAGAATCTTCTTCATCGCAAGCTTTGGCAACTTTCCATTGGAGGTTGCGATTTGACCACGCTTCTTCAAAGGAATGTCCGAATCCATCTCAACGATGTCGGCAGCTACGTATGTGGTCTTAGCTGATGAACCTTCCCACTTCTGATCGGCAGAATACACATTGGTAAGCATCTCCTTGTAGAGGTAAGTGCGCTCCTTCGGATTCTCCTTCTCCTTAACATATAAGCTAAGTTTAGGGAAGATAGCTCGGATAAACTGAACAAAAAGTGATTCGTTCATATAAACAATCTTTTAAGTTAAAACTAAAGCACAACTTAGTCATGCTCAAAAATAAGACTTGGGAGAGCTGTCTTGATTGCAGTTCTCTGAGTATCGTCCTTGAACTGATAAGGCATTGCCACATCATTCACGCGACCATTATCCATAATGGCAACCGCTTCACCCTTCATGCGTGAGCGAACGACAACACCAGCAAATTCTGCATCGCTAGCCTTGTCTTTATACTTGCCATCTTCGGTTTCAAGTGGAGAATACTCATAAACATCATCAACCTTCTTGCGGACTATGATGTGACCTGCCTGAATAACCTCATCATTGAAGTTGGCGTAGTCGAGTGCTCTACCGCCTGTGATACCACCGAGATACTGACGGATAACCACAGCGTCCTTACCCATGTCGTAGACTTTGGCTTTTGGCTTGTAGTCTTCTGCTACCATAATCTAATAATTTATTAGTGAAACAATAGATGATTACATCTGAGCCAGCTTCTTGACTTCATCATCAGACATTAACTTATCTTCCTCCTTTTGCTGAGGTTTCGTATCGGGAGCAGGGATTCGTCCAAGCTTTTCAAGACCCTTTTCGAGTCTTTCCTTGTTCTCTTCCTCAATATCTTCCTTCAACTCATCGAGGTAGTCCTCAAACTCCTCTTCATTCTCAAACTTCATGCGAGAGAAAGATTTAAGCCGACGCTCTCCGAACTTACCTGTGTCCTTCAGCAGCTCCCTTACCTTTGCGGTACGTCTACTGGTGGTATTGCCAGACTTCAATGCAGTTACATCGCCTTGGAGTGTAGCAACAGCAGTAGTTAGTCCCTTGATTGCGTTGAGGATAGCGGAGTCTTGATCATCATCGCTATCCTTCTTGCCCTTCTTGCCATTCTTGCCCTTCTGTGACGGACTTCTACGTGCTGGATCGTCATCATCATCTTGTTCATCATCTGGAGGAACATCGTCATCATCGGGTGCAGGATGAGCGTTTTTGTACTCTGAGACTTGGCGGTCTGCTGCGGACTGAGTTAACTGGAGTAACGGCAAGACATCATCAATTGCGTCACTAATACCTTCACTAACTTCTTCGTCAGTAGCATCATCTTTGAGTTGAAGTTTGTTGGCAACATTGGCGGCAACACCCTTTAACTCCTTACGGCTGAACCCCAATGCCTTAATGTCTCGATTGGTTTTCAGCGCATCAAGAACTTTTCTGTAATACTTGTTCATTGCTTGTTGAGTTATATTTAACAAAAATGGTCTGCGAGCGAAATGCAGGCAGACCAAACGTAGAACTCGGTGTAAGAGTTACGAAAAGTTCTGTCACGTGCATCTTCACACGCTTTTATGGGTGCAAATATACGAAATATTATTTAAACAACAAATAATTTTAGTAAAAAAGTGAGAAATTATTTTCATTTCAATAAACAAGGGAGAACTTCACAGCCCTCCCTTGGTAGATAAGATGCAATAAAAAATGCACTTAAATGTGCAAAATATCTTCTGTGTTCAAGTTAGATTCTTTTGGTATATAATTATAGGTCTGATGTATTTTATCAGCTTAGAACTTATAATTTTCCTTTATCGTGGTAAGAGTAATACTGATCTGATTTGCTACTGATGATAACGTGGTCCATAAAAAACAATCTCATTATTTCACAAGCCTTCTTTATCTTATATGTTATTTCATCATCGCACTTTGATGGAAAACAGCTAGGACTAGGGTGATTGTGTACCAATGCTATAGTAGTAGCATTGCATGAGACAGCTTCTTTGCATATCACTCTTACGTCTACAGCCGTTTCTGAAATTCCACCTTTGGATAATCGAACCATTTTGATTAACTTGAAGTTGTTATCCATACAGAACAGATAAGATTCTTCTATTTCTAAATCCTTGACGTATGGTAAAATATAGTTATAGACTTCGATGGAACTACCCAAATCTGTAAATTCTTGCGACTTCTCCTTCATAAATCTTCTGCCAAGTTCGAATGCTGCGAGTATAGCGGTAGCCTTCTTTTCACCTATTCCTTTGATAGATGTAAGCTACGGCAGTGTTCTCTTGCTTGCCTTTCTCAATGAATGACTACCATCAAAGATTTTTCTTATTGGTTCATTACCCTGTAGCATAGGGTCTATACCGATAATTGAAGCAATAAGATTCTCGTTACTCAGATTTTCTACCCCAAATTCTTTTGCGTATGATGTGATAGAATCGTACTTGATAGTTCTTGCATTATCCTTCATAAGATACCTCCTCTATGTCTTTTGAATAATTGAACACAACATCAAAGCTGAATCCCAATTCAGTAACGAGGTAGAAATGAATATCCTCCCATTCCCAGTTTGAAGGAATGCCTTTTATCTTTTTAGACTTTTCGGCATCCATTGCTATAATAACGTTCTCTTCCATTGCTCTATATTATTTTTAAAAGTTCATAACTTTCGTTTCATACACTATGAATCCTATCCGATCCACCACAACCAGTTTCAGATGATTTCCTCCTGGTCCATTTACATCACCATCATTCAATCCGATTTCCTCTAACGTAGCTTTAATGGCAGTTTGGTAATCTCCTATACCTTGAATTAATAAGCATAGGTCTGGTCTCTCATCAAGAAACTGATGAAAACCATACAGGCTATACGAGCCTTTTTTGATAAGTGAGAAGAAATCTTTCCATTCATCACCACTAACCTGCGTGGTTACGGATTTTAGCTCTTCTATTGTTGTGCAGTTGCTTTCCATACGATTTCATTTATCGTGAAACAATGAAGTCATTATCCGTAAAGGTCTGATCCTTGAATCTTTCGAACAATTCTCGGTCGCTGATGAGCTCATTAGCAAATGATAACTCTCTGAATGAAAGCTTGTACCCAAACTTATCTTTCAACATTTCGATTTTGAGTTCTTCTTTCTGAAGTTCCGATAATTCATATACTGTCATATTCATTTCCTCCTATTAAACATTGTCGTATCGCTATCCAACAATTCAAATTTAATCCCTTTATCTGTTTTCTTAGTCAGCCATTTTGCTGTAACCACGCCGCCATTCCATGCTTTTATGAGAGGGAGAACCTTACACTCCCCTAAATTTATAATCTGTGTCATATACTCGCAAGCACCTTCAAAAGTGTCGAATGCGTGAAGTAATACCGTATATCTATCAAATTCTGTATTAACGTTCATTGCTCTTATCTCCTATACTTTAAACCAATTTATAGCTTTCAGTATTCTCATTGTATGCTACGACTCCTTTCTGCTGTAAATTACAAAGTGCAGTGTTGAAGTTGTAGATACTAAACTCTGCTTCGATAGCTTCAATCAAGTATCCTTCTTGGTAGCCGAACTTGACCTTTTTTAAAGCCTTTGTAATTCGCTTCTCTAACGCTTCTACTGTGTAAACTTTAACCTTTTTCATTGCTCTTATCTTTAAATTGTTATTAATTTATTTTTGATGGTGTAAAGGTAGTCATTTTTTTACAAATGACCAAATGTTTTGAGCATAAAGTACTTTTTTGCTAACTTAGTTTAACTTATTGATACTTAGATACTTATATCAAACTATTAATTTTGTGTATGTAAGTCTATTTCTTAAAAATGGTATAAGTATATGGAGATAAAAAATGAACCGCTTAGAAAGGCTTATATTGAAGTGTATAGTCTTTTTCTGTATTACTTTATATTAAATAAAAAATGCACTCTAGCCTCACGGTCGGAGTGCACTAAGAGCAATGAAACGTTAAAAGAAACGTTTCGGCTGCAAAGTTACAAAACTTTTCTGTATCTTGCAAATTTATACTATACTATTTAATAATTGCAAATCATTGTCTTTATCGTAGTCGTATGGATAGAAGGTGTTAGCAAGGGCATCCATCTTGTCGGGAGAACGTTTAAGACGCTTCTTGATTTCGTCTTTTGGTTCCATGATGATTGAACCATCTGACTGAAACAGCCAATGAACTTCACACAATTCTTGATCCAGCTCATCGTCAGGTGGGAGTGCTGCAAAGAATCCATTCTTTGGGTTGAGCCAGTCACGTATGCACCAAAACAAATAAGCCCTCATGTTAGCGAAAGAGTAGCAGCCTGTCACATCGTGCTTATTTCTCACGCCTTCCGAGAACTTGCAAGAGAATGCAGTTAGGTACTTTTGTTCTATAAGCCTTGAATATACTCCCGCACCTTCTCCTATTGTATCAATGAAGGCTTTATTCTTGGAACTCAAACTTAGGTAATGTGCGACTTGACCCGCGACTGCCATGTGGTCCGCATGACCACCAGAATTGTGACACTTGATTTCTGAAACATAGTTTCCTTGTCGTGGAACATAGCAAGACCTATCGCGCCCCATACCTGCGACATCGACACCTAGGCGTATTGGCTTATGGGTGATAAAGCCACTATCTTTAAGTTCCTTCCATCTTCTATGGGCAATCTCGCACCATTCGTATGGAATGAGGGTATCTTCGGACACCTTCGGAAACATACCGAGAACCTTAACACGAAAAAGGTCATTTGGAGTGTAATATCCACCTTCCCACATAAAATCACCACGACCTTCATCAAACTCAGACTTTCTGATCTTCTGTGCCCATGCTGAGACCTTATCGGCTACCCATTCATAGTCAACTTGACCTGGGATAATGTTTTTCTTGCTTACTACGTTCTCTGCGTTGAGGGATGATAATCTAAACTTCTTGAATCGGGGAGACTTCATGGAGTTGGCTGCATACCCTGTAGTAACGTTTGGGTTGAATACCAATAGCAATCGAGAGTTACCTTGCAGGTTACCCTCGATTGCATTATAGATGGTGTCCGAGATACCTGATGCTTCAGTTACGATGAACATGGTGTTTACAGCATGGAATCCCGACCAAGCCTCTGTGTTGTCGGCTGAAGATTTAAAACCTGTCAAATACCATTCCTCGTAATCTGTTCTGATACCATCTGACAGCAAACGACCAGGCAGGAAGCCTGCCTTTTTGTATAGACGTGCCACTTCTGGTATCATGATGTTTGTTACCTGTCTTCCTGTCGGTGCAGTAAGGGCAATCTTGGTATTCTTTTCCAAACTACCATCCTTGCCGAAGCGAGGAGTGAGGTAGAGAAAACACAAAGCGGCTACGGCAGCGATGAAGTCCTTACCCCTTGCAGTTCCACTGGCTACCGTTGTCATTTTGTTCTTCTGAACAGAACGCAATATAGCCTTTTGCTCTTCGTCAAGGCAAGCCTTCAAGACTTCCTTGGCGAAGAGACACCAATCATTGCGCCATGCAATCATTTTTTTTATTGCTTTCTGTTCAGACATTTTATATCGTATTTATTTCCACAGTGATATGGTTCTTTGCTTTGTCGTATGTTACTTTTTTAATTTTGCTTCTTATATCACCATTTGCAATAAATTCTCTTTCTGAAGATATGGATAAGTCTATACCATTTATCTTTCCTTTAACTACGAAATCTACATGTGGGGCTTTTTTAGCTTGAAAATCGTTATAACTGTATTTATATACTTTTTCCGTACTCATAGATACATACCCTTCCTTTTTGCCTCCAATATCATTTAAGGTAATTATTTTACCCTTTTTATATTTAGAAAGAAATTCTCTTAAGCTCTGATTGTACATATCATACCCTCTGTAAAGTTCTCCTCTAATAGATTTTCCGTTTTTTGCTGCGTCAGCAATAGCCTTATGTTGTTCTGATGTAAAATCTCCGTATTTCCCATCAAGATACTTTGCTATTATCATATCCGTTTTACGACTTTCAAAGTACGGCTTCTCTCCATGTATTATCTTATCAACTGGATCGTTGTAATTCTGACCGCCATATCTAAGTATATTAGCAAGGTCGGCAAAATTTACAGACTTTGTATAGTCGTCATATACATCAAAATCAGAAGACTTGGCAGCCTTGATTAAACTCAACGAACCTTCATCTATTATTTTTTTAGCAATATTCACTTCCTTTCTTGACGAACTTGAATTGATAGAGTTGGTACCTCTTGTTCCTCCGCTTCGCTTACCCATAATCTAACAATTTAATTACTAACTATAATAAACTACTTTGAGAGCTTTGGAAAATCCGGCATATTATCAAGCATATCTTCTATAGAGAAGTTCTTTACTTGAGTATCATACAAGGTTTTTTTCAGCTCTTGGTATTTTGCTTTTGCATCAACATCAAGCATGCCAATAGTATCTTTCATCTTTTCTAAAGCTTTCAACTTATTCTTGATGATGATGATTGGTGTAATATAGACAGCATTGTTCTCTTTGCACCACTGCTCAATTACATTTCCACCACCATAAACAATGAATCTGAATCTGTTGCCATTTGCTACGAACTTGGCAATCTCGTATTCAAATTGCAGTTCATTTAATCGGTCTGTACAACCTCTTGTGGCGAATGATGAGTAACCTTTAGGAACACCCATCAAATTCAGCTTATAGAACTTAGGAGCCACATTTAAGTCAACGAATACACCAATCCCCTTTTCCTGCATAGCTCTCGCAAGAAAGCGTTTCTTGTAGATAGCCTGCATACCAAAAGCTATTGGAGTATCATTTGATAAACTGAAGTTTGGCTCAATAATACTGCCAGGGTTGTACTTCAAAATCTTCTCTGGCTTCTCATAGATTGACCGGAATCTATAATCATCCGTATAGAAGTGGAGTGTTCCCCTGCCATTCATATTAGTTGTTCTTGCCTGCTCTCCAAAGCAATAGAATGGAATTTCTATGTACTGAGGTTGCACATCAGACAACAAACATGGTATCTCCAACGGATTGTCCGTTGGAAACAAGCAGTCTGGTATATACAATTCTCCGTTTTCCATAATTATCCTTCTTCATCATCATCGGGAAGCTCCTTCATTAACTTCTCGAATGGATTTTCTACTAATCTGTTATCTACTTGCTCGACATAGCCACGCTTCTTGCCCTTAGTTTTCAGAAGGAAGATGATTGCAGTTAGGTTGCCTTCGTTAACCTTTTCAACCAACTTGCTTTCAGTAAAGTCAAGGATGCCTTCATCTATATCGTCCAACATCTTGGCTAACTTCTCATCCTCTTTTCTCCAATTATATAAGGCTTGGCGCGTAATGCCCAAAGCTACTGCCGTAGCAGCCATATTGCCGCCCTTCTTTTCGTAAGCAGCGGCAATCTTTTTTAATTCTGTTCTTCTTACCTTTGCCATAATCAACCTTTCTAACTTGCAGATGCTATGACTGCTTTCAAAGCATCTATATACGACATATTCTTGCACAACAAAAGTGATTTCGAAAGATGGTCTAATGGTCCAAGTCCAGGAAGCAGATTGATATCTATAGGATAATATCTACCATCTATTCCCTTGCGAAAATCAATTCTTGCGTGAGATTTCAATCCTAAGTAAAGGAATATAGTTCCTGCCAAATTCATTAACCTGTCATCATTCATTGTAGAACAGCATTCTTTAAAACCAACTTTGCAATCTCGTGTTTGGATGCCATTGGTTTCATCGCAATCAATAGAAATCGAACACAGAAGTAAATATTTATGGTTATTAATGCAGGTTACCGTGCAATCAGATCCAGCAATATACTCCTCAACAATACTTTCCATTCCGAACTCTTCTTTAAGGTATTTCATCTGTTCCATTACCTCTTTTGGGGTACGACAGATGCTTTTCTCCGATATACCAAAGCTATCACTTCCATATCTAGGTTTAACAAAATATGTCTTACCTTCTTGTAATGATGATAAATGATATTGTTTCGGTGCTCTAATACCGCAACTACAAAGGAAACGGAAGACCTTTTCCTTATCCTTAACCAATTCGTATTTAGAGAAATCCTCTGCTGTTGTTTTTACACCTTTTGCTCGGATAGTCTTGATGAGAGATTCACTTGCGGTTCTAAGTAATGCCACATCTTCCTTTTGTAAGAAGTCTAGCTTATCGTTTTCATCTACAACAGCTAGTTTGACATTATCTTTTCCTAAGGCTTCTCTATAATATTTGAAGACGGAAGAAATTCCATAGTTCTCCATCTCTTCTTTACTTGTTATGCTCCAAATCATTTTCTTTTTCTCCTTCCTTTATTTCGATTAAACGTTCACTCGCTAGCTCTAGCAACTTGGCAAATGTGATGCTTGGAGATTTAATACCAAACTCCTTACCTATATCCTGTTGAATCTTAAGCAGGGTCTTCTCGTTATCTTCTTCGGAAGCTAGAACGAGAGCATCACTTTTGCGTGCTTGCTCACGAATGTCTCCATACAATGTGTCCAGACTAGCAAATGAACTAGGGTAGAGGATGATGGTGAATACGAAATTCTCCTGCATGGCATATACATCTATACCCTCAGTGCTTATTGGCTTAATCTCGTCAATGTTCACATGAGCAAACTTCTTGAAGTCGATAGATTGAATTGATGCAAACAACTTCTTCAAGATGCTAACATTAGCTTCACCATGAAGGGAGTTGTGAGACAATTCAATAGCAATAGCTTCATCATTTGTAATCTCACTCTCTTCTCCATACAAGATGCCTAGCATTTTATAGTGCAGTTTCTTGCAAGCTCTCAAACGATGATTACCGCTGATCATAATGTATCTACCATTATCCTTTTTGATACAGGTAGGCACACTACTCAATCCAGACTTAGCAATATTGTCTGTTAGTTGGGCGAAGTCTTCACCCGACATTTCATTTGCATTGATTTCTACCTCATCTATGAGGTTTATATCAACTTTTGCGTATTTCCATCTATCTTCATTTTCCATTCTTCAACGATTTTTGATATTTATCAATGATTTCCTTATTCGTAGGGTATATGCCAAGTATTCCTTCGTAAGCAAGATAAGATGATGTGCAGTGTTCCTTCACTTTCTTGTATACACCACGATATTTCATACTCACAGGCTTATGGGTATAAGCACAGGAAATAACCTTCTCGCAAAGCTTGTGCATTCTTCTACTCAAATACCTTTGAACACCAACGGACTGAATGCAATACAATATGAGTTTACTCAATCGAGGGATAGCATTATTCGTACAGAAGTCCGTCAACTGAAACAAATCATACCCCTTGTGCTGAGGTAACGTAAAGCCAAATCCGCCTAAAGTATATTTATCGTATTTTACCGCAAAAGCATACGTGCATACACTACATTGGTCCACCTTCTTAATATACTTCTTTTGCAAGCAATGAAGTAAAGGTGGGGTTACTCGTTCAATCTTTAGCTTATTTGCGTCTGTAATCTCCAAATCATCTGGAGGAACAATCTCATTGCATTCGATTCTGTATGAAGAATACGAGGTGCTTGCATTATTTTGTGCAGTTGGCTTATTGCAATAAAGGAACCTTCCTGCAGACCGTCTTTCCCCACTTGAATTATTCCACATAGCTATCTTATGCAGGTTTCTCAGATAAGGGCTGTTGCTGAAATAGTAGAAATAACTATCACTCGGAATACTTTCCACAAGATTATAGTAGTCGTTCCTTGCAACAGAAAAATCTGATTTCAAGTCACTATTCTCAGAAATGAGTTTGAATGCTCTCTTCTGCTTCTTCTCTATTCTTCCGTAATTAAAGAAGATTACCTTCTTATTCTTGATGGCTTCTTCTAGTGTTCCAACATGGAAATCACATGTAGTGAGCAATCTCATCAATCGCTCATTTGCCTCCTCGGTTTTCTCGATAGATTCCCTTGCCTTAATTTTCAACGCTTCGAAGATGGCACTATTTCTTACCGATTCACTCATGAAATACTTTTGAAGTTTCACGGCATAAAGAGCTAGCGCAAGCTGTCTTGATGGTATAGGATTGTTATAGTCCTCCAACCATGCAAGCTTATCCTTATATGTTAGTGATGTTTTACCATTTGCCAACATATAGAGCAGATAGCAGTAAGCATCTTGGCAATATATAGATACTTCCACCTTATCAAGGAAGAATAACTCATAGTAATACATAAAGCCATTTACTATGCAGATTTCCTTGTGTCCGTTAGCTTTTACAGCATCATATAGAGCTGAAACCATTTCAGAATTGTATGTCAAAGGCATAGTCATAAAAGCTTCTATTGCGCTATATGGATTCCCTTGATATAGGAGTGGGCATAACTCTTCTGGAGTATCATATTTAAGCCCTGTAACCTCACAAAATTGCTTGTAAGATGTTATAGATTGATAATCTTCCAATTCGTGGCTTATAGCGTAATAGAATATGCGATATGCAGAATACACACAATTCATAGCTCGATAGAAATCATCAGTTGCATGAAACGTTCTAAATTCTATCGTCTTTGTCTTAAAATATGCTGAGATATTCACTGCATGGCGTATGAATCCCTTCTTAGATTGATTAGTGAAGAGAGTTTGTAATTCATCAAACGTCTGAGCATTTTTTACTCCTTCGAAATATTTTTCTGTAGGAATAGGCTTTGCATTGAAGATGTTTTCATCCCAGTCTGAGATTTTCGCATACCTCTTAAAATATGGATAGCAGACATAAAAGAATAGATATACTTTCTTTAGCTGATCTACAGACAAATCTCCTACGTATATGTGAACATGAGTATCAATACTCCACTTTATCTTTCCACCTGCAGCAACCATTGATTCATATACAGAACGGAGGTCGTGCAATTCCTTTAGGCAGCAAAGATGTAGTGGAGGGGTATTCACCTCTCCACCAAACTGCTTATTGCTTGAACAATCGGTATTATCAATGCTCTCTTCTTTACTCCAGGAGTAACCTTCGGGCAAAGTTACCTTCGCCCTTTCAAGATTGCACATTTCGATTTCAATACCGAATGTTCTGTTTCTTATGTCGCTATCTACCTTCATGAAGCATATCTATTTCGTTAATAATTCCTAGTCTCTGAATAGTTCTTCCTGTTTTACGGAAGTCTATTCCTAAAGCTACACTTGCAAGCGTAATGAGGGATGATGTAACTGGTAACTCTAAGCCTATATGATGGGCAATACTTTCCATCAGTACCAATCCCTCTGAAACGTCTTCTGTGATGTAACGTGAGTGAACAGATGTTGGGCTGATGGCTCTATCACTAGATTCTGAGTAACGATGCAAACTCTCTATTGGGTCTGACATATTGAAACCTCCAGCTTCAAATACGCTTGTTTTGAAAAAGCCCAAGTTTTTTAAGACTTTCATCTTTTCTTCGTCAAGTCTCATCAATAGATTGATAGTGGAGTCATTTCCTCTTGCGTATGCTTCACGATACATACAGAAATTTCCCTTTGAATATTCTATTCTAGGAATACTCATAATTGAACCTACCGTATGCAACACCATATTTGGATTGAGTAATGCAGATTCAAGTACGTAATATTTTCCTATAAAACCTTTGCTAATTTTATGCAGTTTCTCCATGCAGGTATCATGATTAGAAAAGCATGCTACAGGAATAACTTCATGTCTATAACCAACACGAAAAACAACTTCGTTCGGTTTATCATTCAACTCTACTCGTCCCTCCAAGTATGGACCAGTTGCTTCAACTAACATTGGTAGTTTTCTGCAATGTTTCTCAAAATAGAAAGAGGATGCGTAACTAGAGATACAGACAACAATCTGGTCTTTATGTAGATACTGATGGATACGTTCTACTAGACCCTCATAGAAGTTACTCTGAATAGTACAAAATATAACTTCTGCGTTTGCAACCTTGCTGAGGTCTTTAGAAACCTTTTTGATTGCAGTTTCTATATAAGTTGATTTCTCTTTAAGAAAAACCCTTTTGCCGTTCTTGATAAGCCTATCAAAGGCATCTGATTTGTATGAAGATGTCTTTAGGAGTGTAACTTCATGACCTTTAATAGAGAGGTCTGCGGCAAAAGCTACACCCACGTTGCCCGTTCCTATAACTGCTATTTTCATGCTCTTTTATTTTAATTCTACAAAAATAGAGCGGCTAGAGGGACTCGAACCTTCGACCTTCACATTGGGAATGTGACGCTCTGACCGACTGAGCTATACCCGCAAAAGAGCGGAGAGTTGGAGCCGCACCAACGACCTCAGTGATGGTATCACCGCGCTCTGCTAACTGAGCTATCTCCGCTTATAATAACAATATTCTATACACGCAAAAATGCTCGTCTTTCCGAGCCGTCAACCCTTGTGGGTATTTTGAAAGAAGAAATGCCTAAAACAAGCTTTGCTCCGAGTAAACAGGATTCTTGGAAATTCCAAATTCCTCGACCTGTACTCCCAACTTTTCATTCAGCCATTTTGCCACTATGTGGCGATGGCAAAACTCATCTGGCTTTTCGAAGCAACATAGAGCTACATCTTTTCCATTTGCCATTTTCTCTATTGCTGAGAGAAATGCTTTTGGGTCCCGATGAGCCAATATCTCAGAATTGAAACGTTGTACGTAATCTTCTTCCGATTTGGAGTTATGAAGAATGTCCCATGATGGTGACACGTACTTGTTTGATAATCCTGTAAACCATTTCGGAGGGTAGAGGGCAATACCGATCATCATGATACCAGCTTTTGCTAACTTAGCTCCGTTTGAGAAGTATGATGTATAAATCTTCATTTCTTTTGTAACTTTTTGCAAAGATAGATAAAATTATTTAATCAACAAATAGCTTTTTGAAAAAAAAGTGAGAAATTATTTTCAAGCGTACATTTTCTTAAGAAACTTCTTTAGATATTCGTTATTAATATCCTTTAGTGGAGTAGGGGAGAATGAGGTATCTCGCTCTACGGTTAAGCCTAACTTAGTTGTTAGCTCCTGCAACTCGGTTAAGCTTGTGTAGCCGTACTCGCCTTCACCACTTCCATTGATAGTGATTCCGTAGGCGATATTGTTCTCTAGGTCTGCTTCCAATATGAACCAAGACCATGCACCAATACAAAGGAAGAACTTTGCTTGACAGACGGCTTCTTCCTTTTTGCCATCCTGTGAGTAGAGAGGATATTTTTCCAGTCTCTTCTTAATTTCTTTCGTAATCAGTTTCATTGCTCTTATATTTTAGTCTAAATAACAATTCTTTCTTATCTTCGCCTCAATTTCATCCATTGTATAGATTTTATTGTCTGTAGAAATGACAAATGTACCATCTTCTTTTGGAAGAAATGCGTATAGGTAATTACAATAGTATGTAACAGAAAGTATTGGATATTTGTCAATATAAGTAAATCTTATCTCGATAGTGAGGTTGCCATCTGTATCTTTTATCAATGCTGTGAGTTTTTGCAAAAGTTCATAGCATTTATTATAAGCTTTTTCGTAATCTTCAAATCGTTTCATTGCTCTTATCTTTAAATTGTTATTATTTATTTTTGATAGTGCAAAGATAGTCATTTTTTTTCAAATGACCAAACGTTTAGGACTAAATATACTTTTTGCTAACTTAGTTTAACTTATTGCAATTCAGATACTTATCGTTTAGTATAGTTGCCGCATCTGCTATCATTTGACCAGCATCAATTCCTAATGAGTGATAGAAAGCACCATGTCCGCAAAGTGATTCGTATGCAATTCGCATGGTTCTACGTTCATTCCTTGTGAAATCATATTTGAAAGTAGAAAAGATGGAGAGTGCTCCTTTCAAATCTCCATCTTTTAGCTTTTGCACACCTTGTGCAGTTTTACTCATCTTCATAAGGCTCAATCTTTCTTGTTGTGAAATCGTCTGCGGTCAAGATGATTTCTGACCCATTAACCATTTCTTCGACTTTATCGCATGCGTCACGGCCATTGATGGCATCAACCTCCACTACCTTTTGCAGGTATTCGGTTACTTGCACTTTAACCTTGTGAATGGCAGCTTTCTCTAGTTCCTCTATTCGAAGATTGAACACTTCTAGGAGTTCTTTGATTTCCTTTTCGATTTCCTCGAAATCAATGATGATATCCTTCAAGCGTTTAGGTGCTCCTTTTATTCCATGACCTTCTTTGTCACACCAGTTTATGGCTTCACCATCAGGGTCAAAGTTCTCGTAGTAGTCAGAAATGTTCTGTAAGAAAACTTCTGGGTCGTTGTCAACAATTTCAATACTCATGTAGAAATCATGGCCTGCTGGCGAGTAACGCTGAAAATACACATCTACATGCGTTTTATCATTTTCGGAGAAATCTACCTTCCAACCTTTCTTTTCTCCGATTTCTGTAATCTTTTCTATTAACTTCTGTTCCATTGCTCTTAATTTTAGTGTTTCTTAATAATGAAGCCGTTATACTTACTTGACCAAATGAGGTATGAGTCATACCCATGTGGTTTCTTATATTCAACTTTTCTCATATTCTTAGATGTCGTTATAATGAAGACCTTCACCCTCTACTAGTTCGTGGTCTTCGTTTTCAACTAATTCTGATAGGGATAACCAGCATCCACGATAAAGAGCCTTCTTCAGCTCTTGATAACGTTTTTCTGCAACTTCCTTATCGGTGATGAGGGATTCTTTAAGTTGGTCCTCTGTGTAGAGATACCATATCAATTTGTATATCTTCATAATACTTATGTTTATTGTATGTGGGTAATCAGAAGAAAGCCATACTTTCTATTTAATGCAATATCGTATTCAATCAAATGGTCCTTGAAATAATCAAAGCAAATATGTTGCAAGCTTTCAAGTATACTTATTGTTGAAGACAGAGAATTGCTGTTTGAGCTCTCAAAACTTACTTGTTCGTTACCTTCCGTCCAATCTACCTTAAAGCTATGATTACGGAAAAAAAGACATCCAACCCTTCCATTGAAGTCTATTGATGCAGGCTTATCGCTTTCATTTTTAGCGATCAAGGAAACCATCTTTACTAAGTCTATCATATCTCAATCCTTTTTTTGAAATCTATAATTTGGACATTCCCTTTTATTAGCCATCACAAGCAGGACAGGGAATAACAGACCATGCTTGCAACCATATTACCATATTCGTTGGCTGCTTCGCAAGTTGCACAGCCATAATAGGTGTTGATGTTGAATGCGCTCATAACTAAATCTCCTTTACTTCGATTCCCTTCTTGGGGTTCTTGGTAGCTCTATCTAGGCAAACCTTTCCATTGAACACACCCTTGAGATAGCATAGAACTCTGTGGTCTTCTCGCCATCTTTTTGTGCAGTTGGTATTTTGCCAACCCTTTCACAGACTATTCCGTTTTTAGTAAGGATGGTGTTTGTGACCATTTCTCCGTAGTAAGACTGCTCTGTGCGCTGTTGAATGACTTTACCGACTACCTTGACTTGCATACCTTTCTTGATGGCATCAATACCACCTTTTAAGCTATCCTCGTAGTTCTTCACCAGGAAGAAAGCATAAACGAACTGCTCCGAGAATGTGTAGTAGTCATTTGCTACTTTCTGCATTTCAACCTCGAATTGCGATTTAGGCTCTTTAGAGAGCGCAAAATCGCAGACCTTTGTAATATATGAGGTGTCAACCGTAAACTTCTTAGAATCTCTTATTTCCTCTAATTTGGCGATTGTTTCTGATGGGTAATAGTGACCATTTGCGTAATAGCCTTTCTTGTAAACGGGGCACTCGTCATACTGAGCCTTGCACATGGCGATCATGTCATTCTTCAAGATGGCATCCGTATATCTACTATCCTTAGGACCACCCCAAATTGGGATAAGGTCTCCATAATCATCATCGGTGGCATATCTGATTGTGTAGTCGTAGGTCTCATAAAGTTTGCGTGTAAAGTCTGAGAGAAAGTCAATGTACTTCAATCCGAACTTTTTTATGCACTCGCAACCTACTTGCAGTTCATCGCCAGTTTGCGTATTCTCGATCACGTATGCGTTGTTACACCAATGACCACATAGGTCGCATTTGCCGTAATCAGCTCCATGCTCCTTAATCTTGAATACCAACTCCTTGGTTGTATCAGCAGGAGTAAAGGCTCCATTCTTATATGTGGCCAGCAATCTCCAATTACTTTCGTCTGGCATATTGATGGTGAGGTCACAGATGTCATGCCAATACTTACCAATGATGGTTTGACAATCTTCTACTACCGCATGACGGAATAACTTTTTTCGTGGGTTACTAATGGTGTAGTCGAAACCTTCTACATTGCGCTTCGTCTTCTCAGCGAACTTCTTGAATGCGTCAACTGACTCTGATGGAATAAACGTTTTAATCGTATTCATTGCTCTTATCTTTTTAAATTGTTATTATTTATTTTTGATAGTGCAAAGATAGTCGTTTTTTGAGAATTGACCAAATGTTAACTATCTTATTTTTAGGTACTTACGGTAGTTTAACTTTTAAACTTCTTTATAGTCTGTTTGCTAACTTTTGCTAACTTTTAAATCGGACGTATTGTAGTTTGGGGAACTTTTACTATCTTTGCAGCATGAATATACAAGAATATCTAGAACAATGCTCTGTTAAGTCCGTGGACGAGCTTACAGACGAACAGGTAGTTAATTACTACAAAGGACCAGATATTTATATCGGTCAAAAGTGTGCTGTTCTGAGTGCTATTAGAGATTGCGGTTACAAAGGCGTAAGTAAGAATCTGATCATGGCATCTGTACGAAAAGCTTTGAAGACAGGTCAAGATTTCAAACTTTATTACGTAGATAACGAATCGGCTGATGGACCTCTAAATAACAAAACAGGATGGGTAGTAGAACCTTAATTCTACTACCTATCTTTTTGTTGGTAAGTTAGCCTTATAAAACTTCTTGTATAGTGTCATAGCTTCGTTATAAAGCCTTGGTAATGCTATTTTGAAGTAGTTGTTGTGCGCCCAATAATTTTCACTTAGATGAGCTATAATCTCTGACAAACATAAGAACTCACTATTAGCAAAATAGTCCCAATCGTGCCCAAATCCATCAATTCTTGCCTTATCTTTGCTTAGGGCTTGCAGAGTATCTGTTATAGCTCCAAATAGCTCATCCATATCTTTCTTTGGGTCACCATACTTGTATTTTACCTCCCAATATTTCCCTTCAATCTTCCATCTTGTCTTTCCTATACTATCTTGATAGAAATTCGATGGTTGATTATAATCATCATAGAATTTCTTGAACAGGTCTTTGAAGTCTTTGCTGTTTTCCCAATTACCTTGCAATGCGGCTTTAGCATGTCCGTATTCGTGATATTGGAGTCCCTTACGATACCATTCCGATTTTGCGAATCTTTCCTTATGTTCATCGAAATCTATTCTAACATGTTTATACTTGCTCCAATAATAGGCTTTGTTTCCGCTAAGGCTGATACAAGGAACAAACTTATCAAAGCTATCATAGAACTCTTTCTTTCCGAGCCATTTGGTCGGACTCAATCCAATACCTCTAAAGCCTTCCACGATGGTATGAGGTGTATTGAAGGATAGCTTATCTAAGCCATACGCAATCAAATCTTGATCCGAAGACAGCTTGTAGATGTTGTACGCACCCTCTATCTCACGATAAACCCTTTCGTAACCTCGGACATCAATCCTTGCAGTTTCTATGGTCTTGATATAATCATTGAAGCGAGGAATCCATCTTGTAGGAATGATACTCAAATCTGCTGTTCTCAATTCGTTCAGATGGGTAGCAGCTTCCAAGACCTCCTTTAAACCGTTATGATACTCGTCAAGAAAGACCTCGTAAGCCTTGCCCCAGCCTTCTGATTTGTAAGCCGACATAACTCTTATCCAAGAATTGACGTTATCAATGTTTGGTCCGTACAGATTTTGCATGAGCTTCTTTCCTGCCATAACTGCTTCCTGGTCGTCTAATGCAGTCTCCAATTCCCAATCATCGAAATCATCTATCAGCTTCTTAGGCTTCAACGGAATAGAACGAAGGTCTTGCAGTTCCCTACGAGCTTCATCATAGGTAGCCTTCAACTTTGGTTTTATCTTGCTCACTGGTTCGAATTGTGTAGGAGTGATATTCGCAAACTTCTTGGTTACTCCATCCTTCCAATCACCGAAATCATAGCTATAATCAAACTTAGCCAGATAACTTTTCTTTATCCTGCCGAAAGACTCTACAGCTTGACGAACCTTATCATCATACTTATCGAACATATCTGACAAAACAGAACGTTCACTATCAGTCATCATTCCAAAACTCTCTTTAAATTGATGTGTAGCGAGGAATTTATCAAAGCTTGATATATCAACATCATAGGCTTTAGCATTTCGTCTTAAAGTTGCTATGTCAGAATTATCTACATCTATGTTGTATTTCAATAAGTCTCTGTTCTTCCAAGCAAGCTTTATGGCTTTTTCGTCTCTGTCAGCATGGCGGTACTCAGCCGCGTCCTCAACGGACAGGTGCCAATACTTTCTGTTATCCTTCAAGAAGTATGGAAGTGTTTTAGCTTGCCCGATTCGGCTGCGGTTATTGCGTACCCAGTCATTAAAGTTCTTTGGGGTGCGAGAAATCATAGCTGACTTCTGAATGGAAGGAGAACCATAGTACTCTTCATCGCTCATCACAATAGGTACAACATAACACATGCAGTTAGGATGCCAACCTAGGAAGACAAAGTCTTTTGGGTATATTCCCAACAAATCATCACAGATGTCGGGTGCAGGGTGGCGTTTGCTCAACTTAATCTCGTAGCCCAAGATGAAGTCAAATTGTTGCCAACGTGTCTGCTCTGCCTTTCGGTAAGCCATGTTTATCTCTGTTCTTGCCAAGCGTATAGAAGCGTATTGGCAATTCGCGCATGTAGCGGCTTTTCCGAATTTTTCTGTATAATCAGCCTTTAATGAAGGATAGTCTAACAGATACTTACTGATTCGCTTACTGAGAACAACCGCAGACTGCCCTCTTTCTATTGCAGTTGATATGGTATGCTCCAACTCCTTTTTCAAGGCTTGTGACTGATACCATAGTTTCTGCGAAACAGACAACCCCTTATCAACCCTATTCTGAAAAGCCTTCAAAGCATCTGAATTAGGTTGGAAATACCTATTGTATTTATCTCCGCCCTTCTCAAAATCATAAGCACGAAGTACCTTTCTTGCAAGTAGGTCCTGCATGATGTTACTTTCTTTCCACTCATTTGTGGTACCTGCATAGATGAGGTTATTCATCTGTGCAGCATAACTAATCATGATGCCATTGATGGTTTGTTTCAGTTCAGGATAGTCCCCAAACAAGAACTCCGCAGAACCATCATAACCGACACCATCTATAGCAGTAGCAACTTGGCTAGCGATTCTATCATAAATGCTCTGAACTTGTGCCACGTAGTTAACTAAGCGTCTGTTCAGAGCATCGTATGCTTTCTTTTGATTGGGGATATTTGGTCTCATTTATTTCGGCTTATAATGTTCGTTTACACATTCCCTTTGATAGAGGATAGCAAACTCCTCATACGAGCAAGTGCCCAACGTTGGCTCCCCCGTAACACTTAGATTACGTGGATTGGAAACGTGGGCACATAATTTGCAGAACTGAGGTTCTTTTGGAATAGGCTTAACCTTCTTCTTTGGAGACATAGCAATTAACCTTTACCTCTACAATCGTCTTGCCATCCTTCTGATATACTCTCTGCTTCATGATCTTCGATTCGATAGTATTGAGTACATCTTTCTTTGCCTGTGCGAGAGTTTCCTTTGTTATCTCATGCAAAGCTTCTCTCATGGACTTGATATGATGGTCTCGCTTGTAGTGGCGAATGTAATTCTTGTCGATACTATAAGCCTTGGCACATACCTTTGGCTCAAGAATTTCTTTCTGCTCAAAGACAGTTACACTGATAGGGTAGAGTCTTCTAGCTAACTTGAATAGCCAAATTGCAATTTTCTTCTTCATAACTTGTGCAGTTTATTGCGTTTATATTGTTTGTTCACCCAGAGCAAAAGCTGACTGCTGTACTGCTGCCGCTTTAAGCTCATCCTGCTGAATATCCTTCATTGTCTGCTGAGGGTCTTGCGACTGCCCAAGCTTAACGATAGATTCAAGCTGACTTTCCACTGGCTTACCACCATTAGCCTTTTGTCTGATGGTGATGTCGTAGCTCTCATCCTTAGGTATATAAGGAGTGATGATGTGGTCGCATGTGACGTTATCTATCTCCTTTTCCCATTTTGGGTTCATTACCTTTAAGAATGCCTTGACTACATTAAACTCTCTCTCAAAGAACTCCTTGAAAGCGCCCGATTCCATGCGAACTTTCAGATGTGCATCAGTGAGCAACGTCTGTCTAGCATCGTAGCCAATATTGCCAAGAGATTTCATATTCTCAAAGCTGATATCCGGCATTTGGGAAAGCATCCAGAACAATCCGAGAAGGGTTTTATTCTGACCGCTGACCGCTTCTTGTGATTGGTCCCAAGATACGTAAGATATATCACCATCATTCTCAACTCTCCATATACGGAAGCCTTGCCCCTTCTTCTCCTCACCAACTATTCCGCCCTTAACTTTTGCGATAGGTGCAGCATTATATGCAATCACATTGCTATTGCGGCTGATATTGTACTCAAACTCGCTTCGGATATTATCAAGCCCCTCGTAGATGGCGTGAGGTCGATGCAGGTATGCTCCAGGAATCTTATGGATGATGATTTCCTCACCGCTCTTAGTGTTTCCATCCTCATCAACTTGTGCAGTTTCTTCCTCCCACATTTCACCAAGGTTGCTTTTCCTCCAGATGAAATGATAGTTTTCGGTAAAGGTTTCAAAGAATGTTATTGTTTCTTTGTCTGAAACAATCTTGTCATATTCAAACGACATGGCTTGCATATCATCATACTCATCAATGATAGGGTATAATCTTACTCCATCCATAGGGGAGAAGGTTTTGCACTTTAACTTGTAGTTTGATTCAAAACCATATAGAGAGTTTGACTTCTTGACTGAATACCAAATGGTGAATATTTCACAGCTTGCGAAATAAGCTAGTCCACGCTTGTAGTTCATATTGTCTATATGAGCACAATCGTAGATTTTTTCTAACGCTTTTTGAATTTCCCTCTGTATGTCATTATCGGGAGTGTTGTACCTTCTCTTAACTGGTATAGAGAAGGTAAATTCTGTCATTCTATTTGTAAGCAGTTTTTCAAGAGCAACAGCAATACGTGATGATTTTTCCCCATTATCCCTATCACGAAGGTTTGTGGTGTCTGTCATTACCTTATGGCTTTCTGGCTCGTAAAGTCCCAAAAGGTAAGTCCACGAAGGAACCACGATAGTCCTTTTGCGTAGCTTTTCTATCTTATGGCTGATAGCATCAGTTTTCTTGAGTATTTCTTCGATGTTCATATCTTTACTACTTTTGGTGCAAAGATACTAAAAAATATTTAATCAATAAATAGAATTAACTAAGAAATTTCATATTTATTTTCGCTTATAGAGCTTTTTATGTTTTTGATGATAATGAATAAAGGCGATACAAGCAAATACGCTTATACCGCCTTAGATAGAGCAATAAAATATCTTATGCAGGAATTAGTAATTGTGCCTTTTCTTTGTTCACAATTTCTAATACCATTTTAGCTGCCTTGTTTACGTCTGTCAAGACAGAAACGATGAACTTTGGTTGCTTTTTAAGCTTGCTGATCCAGCAATCTAGGTAAGCAGCGTTATTATCTAAAATGCGACTGCTAAAGCCTAGGACGTTTCCGATAAGAGCTGATCCAAGCTCCGCAACCAACTCTTCTCTTGCATAGTCCTTTTCTCCTTTCTTATTCTCAAACCCTCTATTCAATCTAGACTTATGCCCTGTTGAGTGAACCATTTCATGTAGAAGGGTTGAGTAGTACTCCTGTCCATCCTCGAATATCTCCTACTCTGTATTGCCCTTCTTGAACTGACTTTTAAGTGGTGTTGTAATATCGTCTACCCCAACTCTGTAAAAAGCTCCACTTGAATACTTGTCATAGCGGATAGGGCAGAGCCACTTCTGATAAAGGAGCATATCATCAATTTTCTCGTTGACGTACATACCAGCCGTGTCTGTCGGCAACTCATCCTTATCTTTGAGACTGAACTTCTCCTTCAACTTCTGCATCGTCTTAGGAGCTATCTCTTCGAGGTTGGTTTGGCTGAGATTGAACACGTTGTAGCTCTTCAAGAAAGGCTGGACTTTGCAGTCTAGTTGGGCTGATCGAGTCATTCCATTGTAGCTGTCTTCTGTTATTTTGTTTCCATTCTTGTCTTTGTACTGAATGGACCAAAACAGAACAGGGAAGCTTTTCTCTCCTTTGTTCACACTAGCTCCTAATGCCTTTATCTGATTGAAGGTAGCAAAGATAGGATATTTGAATCTTTCTTCGTCCATCATGCAGAGGAACAGGAAGAATGAGTTCATTCCATTATATTCACGTCCCCCGAGGTTCACAGGGTTTCCACCATAAGATGTGGTGAACCAACCCATCTTCCAATCTCCTGCTCTCATCTTTTGCATTCGTGAAATCATCATTTCAGCGAAATGCTCTAAAACGTTGTCTGTCTTCATTGCTCTTACTTTTTATATGCAGTTATTACAATTTCTTGCCATACATTCTTGCTATCTCATCGTAGATATATGCTCCGCTTGTATGAGGACTGCCAAACAATCCAAGAATGCGGTTATCTACAGTGATGCTGTTTGTCTTGACGACAACTCCGTTTTTGATGTGGTCGCAATAAACTTCATTGCCGATATGGTAAAGCTCCATCTTGCGATTATAGCAATCTGTTCCAATGTACTCCTTACTCATGGCGACCTCCTTTCTTTTGAAGTTGCAACCATGCGTAATACATTTTGTTGAAGTGATCTAACCTCTGAAGGATTTCATCCTTGCTTAAAAAAGAACTTATCATGTCTGAATAAAAAATACCAGATTTTTTATCCAACATAGTGATGTCGATGAATCTTTGGTTAATACTTACTGATATGGTATTGTTATGTATTCTGCTAACCTTTACCAATACAGCATTAACTGCTTTCTTAAAGTGAATGTTTGTTCTGTCTAACATTTCATTGCTCTTATTGTGACTAGTTGGTTGGACCAGTCGTTACCTTTTTATTTACTTAATATCTAAGAATTTAGAAACCTTACTAACAATCCCCTTTGCAGTTGAACATGTTGAAGCGGTTTCAACAGCCACGCTCTTGCCATCCTCCCAATAGGTAATCTGGATTCTCAACTTGTTACCATAGAAGCAGTTAATTACATGCGCTCTAAGATTACCCTTACGAATGTCACCTTCGAAATAGTTATAACCTCCATCAAAATCACTTGTAACTGCTGCTACAACCTCAGCTTTGTTTGATACGTTTATTGTCTGTTTCATTGCTCTTATCTTTAAATTGTTATTATTTATTTTTGATAGTGCAAAGATAGTCATTTTTTTTCAAATGACCAAATTTTTACCTCATTATTTTTCTTGCTTAACTTTATATAACCTATTGATTTCTATAGTGTTAAATAAAACATATTTTCCTCTGTATAAGGCTAATTCTGAAAAATGATATAAAGATATGGGGAAGAAAATAGAACAGCTTAGAAAGGCTTATGTGAAGTATTTGCCGTTTCGTTAACTTAACTAATGTTACAGGAAACTACAGGAAGCTAATTTGACAAGAAAAGCGCAAAAACTGCTTTTAACATGGTGTTACGGAGTGTTAATTAGGCGGTTTGTCACCTTTTCTTGTTAGCAACTTCCTTAATTCTCGCACCTCATTCCTCAAATCAGCGTTTTCTTTTCTGAGTTGCGAAATGAGGTGATTATATGATAGCTCTGTTGTCTTATCCATATCACTTAAACTTAATGATGAAAACTTAAAGTCACTCGTCAGGGCAAAGACCTTCCATTCTTATTAATATCCATAATAGTCTTTTCTGCCATCTTTGCTTTCAAATCGGTTGATTTCTAGTCTATAAGGATGACCTTTTGCTTTTACACCCACAATAAGAGTATGGCACCAACGAGGAATGCAAGGTAAACGTACTATTTTTACCTTACCTTGTTTGATTTCATCAAACTCCTTCTCACCAATATTAATATTTAGATATGTAAACATACGCTACTTATCGAATTTATTGCTAACAACTTTAATATCCTTAGGGTATAGCGAATAAGTCTCACTATTAATCGCAACAAAAAACTCAGCGCCTTTATATTCGATTACTCCTTTTGCCTTGGTTAAACCATTATATAATCGGTTCCATATCACACGCTCCACTATATCGCCTTCCCATATCTCATTGCCTTCACAATCTTTCAATCCTGTGAATTGGCAGACCGTTTCAGGGTCAACCTGATAAGTGAGATTTCTGTTTAACTTGCTTTCTTTCTGGCGATTCTCAATAATGTATGTATTACCATTCTCCTCGTAGAAATATCCACAAACCCATTCTCCGTTGTCAAGACGTTTTGCCTTAAACTTTATATTTCTTTTCATACGCTATTCTTCTTGAAGTTCTACAGGATCATCCTCCCAAGATAATTCTCTTCCGATGATCTTCTTGATGCTGCCTTTGGGAAGATTTATGCAGCCACAATATTTATCATCTATCCATTCGTGTTCAAATATGTCATTTTCATCAAAATAGAACACGTTTTTGCTAATTCTTCTATGCGGCTTATTGACGAATATAAGTTCTTCACCACTAAATCCTACACATACCCATGCCATAACTATTCCTCCAATTTTAAATCAGTTCCACTATTACGACTTTCCTTTAAGAAGTTATTAACTTCTTCCTTATAGGAGTAACCGCAATCCTTCTGTAGAGCCTTTATCTTCTTGTAGCCAATACCTGCTTCACGGCAAAGTTCTGCCGACAAGCTATAGTTTTCGACATAGCCAATAACGTTCTGAATGACCGACCACTGACCTCGCTCGAAGTCAGTAATGCTGTCATTTTTAGGGACACCTAATGCCTTATTGCACAACCCGCATATTCTGACCATTTCTTTTTCAAGCTGCTCGAAAGAGTACTGCCTCCAGTGATAAGTAAGGTAGCTTGCGCTATTCAACGCTTCTTTAACTTTATTATCCATAACTATTCCTCCACTTTCATACCGAAGGGAGTTCCGTCGGCAAAGGTGAACCATTCAAAAGCCGTTTCAAAATCAAGACGTTCAACATCTGTTTCGATTCCGTCTGTCTTTATTCTTTGAATAATGAGGTAAACGTCCTTACTGCTTTCTATGACCTTGTATTTAATGAACGGCTCATGTTTTCTTATTTCTTGCCAGCACTCTTCTGTGTCTTTGAAAGGACGATACTTCGACTCTGACTCTGGCTTGATACGATACTCAACATTGCTCCAATATGCAATATCTTCTATTTCCACCCAATCATTTATATCTCGCCAGCCTTTGCGTAATGCGCTTGGTTTTGTCCTACACTCAATTACCTTTCCTTCTGCAAAAGCTACCAAAATAGGCAATAGCTGTTTCACTTCTTCTTTTGTCATATCATTAAAATTTATGCCTCAAAAGGCGGTTAATAACTGCGTCTTATCTCAACTTTCCACTCCTTAGAAGAGAACTTCTTTTTGAGGTTTTTAATTAAACTCTCTATCTCTTGAAGAGATTCAAAGGCATTAACTAAATCCCCTACTTGATACCAATACCATCTGTCTGGTTGCTTATCTTTCTCCTTTTGTGTGAGTGGTCTAACAAACTCCCCTTTGATGGTTTGATATTCATTTGGAATTTCAATTCCTCCCAAATATCCACTTACCGAGCTGTTATCACACACATTGTTTACATCAATACACAATGTAGCGTAATAATGTATTGCGCCACCGCAAAGACCCACAAAAGAACGAATTTCAATGTTCACAATTCTCTTTCCGTCTTTAGTATAGTTACCCGTAGTTGTATATATTTTCCCATGTAGATTAAACTTAAATCCTTCTCCAATATTCTGAGGAACACCCCCAGTTATCTTAGATATATCATATCCTTTTTCTATTCGTAAATAGCTATTTGTATTCATACGCTTTTTCTTCTAATGCCCGAAGGCGGTTAATCACCATATTTATATAATTCTTCACCACTTGAATCATACCCACAACAAGGACAACACCATCCATCTACTATAACGGATTTTCTGCACTTAGTGCATAAACCTCTAACTTTCATAAAGGACTCTAAAGCATATTGGCAAGCTTTCAAATACTCTAATTCATCTTCGTCAGCTTGATTATCAATAAGTGCCTTATACTCATCCTTATCTAAAACTACAACTTCGTGTGTCATATCTACACCTCCATTTCTGAGTTAAGTCCTAAGCCAAAGAGTAAGTGCTGGAGTTCGTGGCAGTATTGTATCTCTACCATATTATTTCCATCAACCTCTACATATAGATGACCTTTATTAGATTTATGCTTAAAGTCTATCCCAATATAAGAAATAAACCCTTCTGCTACATCTAAGTAATAGTACCATCTGTTTTGTGTTCTCCACCCATTCTTTTTTAGAATCTCTGGAGTAAGAGGGATTGGTTTTATAGCATCCTCTCTAATCCAACCATATTCTCCATCTCTATAATAGAATAATTTAGTACCTTTTAAATAAGAACTTGTAATTCTTATTATTTCTTTTTTGTGGTTATACACAATATCTCCTGGTATATACTTAGGATTAAAATTTATTACCATACTACTTTCCTTTTGAATGTTTGTACTTCTTAATAGCATCTTTCTTTGAAGCTGCCATAATCTTAACACCCTTGATCGTGAACTCATGCTGCGCCTTTGGCTGACACTTCTGTTTGCCAGAAGGAATGTTGCCTTTCAGAATAGCTGATAGAGGTTTTGTAAAACCAAAAGTAAAATCATCCACTTGATACTCCAATTCAGTTTGCATACCAATCATTGATAATAATCCTCTCATACGCTTACTCCTTTACGTCTTTAGTTGTTCCTAACAACTGTTCATTTCCTTCGTAAGGAATGCAATAGACCCAATCAGAAGCCATACAACTATAATTGTATTCGCTGTCATCTCCCAACATTCCTTCATATAAGTCTATATGCCAAAGGCTATCTTTACTATCTCTTGCAAGGACTTTTTCGAAAGGTTTGAATTGATACTCTTTCTTTGCATCCTCAATGATTTTCCTTTCGGCGTTCCATCGTTTGCCTTCTTTGGTTAATGCATCAAAGAGTCTCTGTTTTTCTTCTTCTGTGGCATAGGTAACATAGTCAATTTGAGCCTCCTCTTTTATAGTTGTATTGTAACCTACTAAACGAGGATTATCCAAAGACAAATACGCATGACAACTGGAATTTGGAGCTATGCCATTACTAATGAATACATAAGTAAATCTATTTATTGTATGCAATATCAGAATGTTTCCATTTTCTAAGATAGGGTGCTTGATAAGTTCAAGTGTGTTGAGATTCAATTTCCCTTTAAATTTCCATTCCAAGTTATCTATGAATGTCTCAACCTTATGTTTGCCTGTCATCTGCAAAGTGTCTATAACCAAAGAATAGTCTTTAGTAAGACAATATTTGTCCGTTCTCCAAATATCATTTATTTCTGTCTTTCCTGCTTGGCAATCATATCTTGCGATAAAGGAGCTATAATCATCATTGCTCCAATGGTCAAAGATGCACATGTGCTTTTCTCCTAAAGGAAGAGTTGCTTCAAGTACATCACCTTTCTTCCAGGCAAATTTACTCCAGTCACGCATTTCTTTTGAAGGGAAAACAATACATTCTCCATCATCATACAAGTTGCCATTTTTATCAAAAGTACCTTCTCCACCATTCATAAAGCCAGACTTCGAACTATAGAAAGATATTTTGAAACTTTTATCGTCTGCTTCTTTCAACTCGCATTTACCACAAGCTGAAGAATACAACTTAGTGCCCTTTGGCTTATCTTTCAGTATCTCTGCTATGTTGAGTTTTTTTCCCATAATCAATCTTTATTTAAGTTGAGTTTTAATTCTTCTAATTCTGTAATAACATCTCCAAGAGCATTATGAGCATTATTATTCTCGAAGACTTTCCAGTCTTTCACGAACTCCTTTGCGGTCCTGATGTCTCTTGGCTGCCAGAACTTCCAGGGAGTTTCCATATTAACATATTCACACAAATCTTTAATACAGAATAGATCCATTGAACCTTTAGTCCATATTGTAGTATCTTCTGTATTATATCTATCAAAGATTTGAGATAGCTTATCTACCAAATATTTGTAGCTATGAACAATATGAGTAGGCTTTTTACTTATTGGAGTGTTCTTTTGCTCCATCCACCAGAGTAAAGTTTCTCCAGTAAAGGTTCTATCACAAGTGTTCCAAGCATCAGGTGTTACCTGTATCAGATATGAGTCTAATACATCGAATTTTTCGTCTGCTATTACTATTCCTACTTGAGTGATTGCAGCATCATTTCTTCTACCTAACGTTTCAATGTCTATTACAATATACTTTGCTGTTTTCATAATCTTATCAATTTGATTTATGAAGATTGAACCATACCTTGTTGCTCTGCTTGCTTTTGTAAACATTACCTTCAAGGTCAAAGAAAACTCGTTTCTTTTGATTGAACTTCTTTGTCATTGGCTGACCATTCATGAAAGTCGTTACATCATACTCAACCAGCATAGAGCCACGCTCGTTATTCGTTGGTGGATAACCTGATTCACGTATAGAACGTACCTCAAATTCTTTGTTCCCGATTTCAAAATTTACTATTACCATGACCTTACTAATTATATGTGATAATAACTACTCGATGTTTTGCTTCCCCAATCAAAACAACCTGTTGCGTCGGGTTTTAAGAAACGCATCTCCAACTTCTTTAACGCGGCTCTGTGCTTCTTCTCAAGGTTGACGCAGTGTAGTTTCTGAGCTAACTTAATTTGCTCGACAATACCCTTTCGGGCTACTCGATATTGCTTTTCTGACATCATAGGTTATTTCTTTTAAAGTTTAACTTGTTGATAAATACCGTAGTCCTGGGTCCTTTAACTTTCGGTACTATTGTGCTATTAACGTTTGCACATACGGCTGTATTTATCGACGTTCCAGCTCTGTCTAACCGCTGTTTTGGGTTGTCGGTCTCCCGGATGTTTAAGGCTCCTATCGTGCCACCATGATAAGGTTTATGGCCGACCGATTTTAAATTGTTTACTCACCGATTTCCATTTTCAATCACTTTTATTAATGTCGGGTGGTTCAAAAGGAACTTCTAACCAAAATATTCTGTACCGACAATCTTTTATATTTAGCAGAATCTGTAATTTATGTAAGCTGATTCTGAACCGAATATTCGTTCTGTCTCATTCATTCCGGAATCCCTTATCTCGTCAATGACGACACTTCTGCAGGGCGCACATTCCTTCTTGATTAACTTACTTATATTTTCAAATCTATAAGAAAGGTCGTTCTGATCGTAATCGTAAACATTGACCTTTTCGCAATAATATTCATTGTTCTTTACACCTACGACTATCTCTATAATCTTTGTTGCCATTTCGTATGTGTAAATAAAGCTATAAGCATTCTCCTCAATGGCCATTTCGAATGCGCCTTTAGCTATATCATTGATTAATTCCCTTCTCATCGCTTAATCGAATATATGATGGTTCAACTTTCTCTTTCTGAGGTTTCTCTTAATTACTTCCATATCCTTGTGGTCGTTAGTGTGGTCCGCAAGTAACTTGATGATTTCGTAGATGTCATTTGTGTTGTCCTCAATATCGGCACAGATGTTATTGTCACCAAAGAAACTCTTAGTAAATGGCTTCAAGTGAAAGTAGTACTTCTTCGCTGCATTTTGCATCTGATTATAGTGCATCTTCTGCTCTTGCTTGTACTGAACATCAAGGAGTCTTAGCATAGATTGCTCATCCGTGATAAGCTGGTCTAATATATCTGACACCATTGCTATCAAACAGCCATTTACTTGTAGACGTGTTATTACCTTCTCTTGTTTTATATCTGAACGGATTCCCTTGCTCGACATGGCTGTCTTCAAATCTTCTACCGTAACTTTTTCGTCTTTCATTGTTCTTATTTTTATTTATCAAACCATAACCAGCATACCCTCATAAGCTATGCGATTACTACATAATCATGGAAGTCGAGATACCATATAGTCTATCTCCTTATCCGTAAGTTCCAGATTATTCTTAAATTTGAATTTAATGATAGCATTAATTCCGACCTCGCCTTCAACCAACTGGTAAATAGCATCTTCATCAAATCCTCTATCGAGAATTTTAATAATTTCCATCCCTAAATCATAGATTTTCTGCTGGAACTCCTTTTTTAGGTCTGCGTTGATTCGCTCTAAGGTTTCTGCTTTCTGGATGAAACTGCATCCGCCCTCAATGGCAAAATCATTGTTGATGTTCTGACACATCTGATCAATATCCTTGCTTCCGAAGAACTGAGCGAAATAAGTGTCACCCTTCAAGGACTGTAGAATGTCTATTTCTTCTTGCTTTGTCATAACTAATCCTCCAATGATAATTGACCTTTATTTAACCATTCCATTGCTCTTACTATTTATATTGTTAAGGGATGATTCTATCCAAATCATCTACAACTCCTTTAAGCCATCCTCTCATATAAATGAGAGCATAAAGGTCGCAGTTCTCTTCCTTCATCTTTTTGGTCTTTCCAACCATGGCTTCAATTACTGCCATTTGTTGTTTAAACGTTTCTTCGTATTTCATTGCTCTATATATTGTGGAGTGATGGTTAGTCACTCCGTTACCTTTATGCTACGTCTTGAATCCACTCTTTGAGGATTGTACCATCTTCATTGAAGATATCAAGCTCTACTCCGTCATACTGAACTTTCTTGCCTTCGTCTAAAGCAATTTCGAAATCCAAATCTAAGATGTGCTTTACGTCACTGAATGTTTCTTGTTTTTGACTGAGTGTCTGATTTTCAAAAACAACATCTTCGTATGTGTTATCTTTGAACTTTGTTGCCTTAATAACGTACTTTACCTTTTTCATTGCTCTTATCGTTTAATTGTTAAACTTATTTGTTGTTTAATTAACTGATGCAAAGATACAAAGAAATTTTGGATTGACCAAAGGTTACTTTCTTTTATCGCTTTTTAGCAACTTTATTTAACTTTTAAACCTCATAACTATCTGTAATTCAGCTTGTTTTCAGCATAATGAATGCGTTGTCTTACTAAAACTTCCCCTACATCTTCAAGGCTGATTTCTCCTTTCTCGATTCGAGGATTCTCGCAGATTTTATAGATAACGGTGCCATCTATGCAGATAACAGGATATGGAGACCCATCATCATTAGGACGATCTGAGAGGCAGACATGATGAGCTGCTTCATTAATACGCTTCTCAAAATCTTTCTGTGATTTCTGTTTCTTTCTCTCCTGTTGTAATGATTGGTCGCCAAGAATTTCAGCCTTAAACCAATCTGTAACGTCTTGTAACATCTTCATTGCTCTTTTGTTTATAGTTTATATACTATTGTCTTTTACCCCACTTAATAGCGTTGTAAATGGCGTTTCTAAACATTCTTCTTTCCTCATCATTTTCAAGGAAGGTTGCTAATCTAGCTTGCTTAATAGCAAACAATAAATCTTTGTCTTCTTTAATTTCCATATCTACTTTCTTAATGATTTACCTGTGAAAGGAACAAACTTAGTGATGGCTTTTAGTCTATCTATAGTTCGTTCTCCATATTTTACTTCGAGTTCGTTTGCAGTTAAGTTGGTGGTAATGATGAGAAGTTTTCCCTTTTGCTCTGCTGCATCACATAACTCAGAGAATGTACATCGTACATTACCATAAACCTTCGAAACCTCCTCTGTGCCAATATCATCAATATAAATGATGTGGAGTTTCAGAATCTCATCAATCTTTGTATTCAACTCCTGGGAAGTAAAGATACTGACGAGTTTTCTGCAAGAGTCTTGAAGGAGTAAAGGAAGTATATGCTTACCTATCAGTGTTTTTCCGAGACCACACCCACCTGTAATAAGAAGTCCCTTTCCTTTATTGTCTGTCATCCAATCAACGATAGGACGATAATTATTCTCTAACCATTTCGCATGAGGAACTTCCCCGCAGGTGTACTTATTAACGAAATAGTCTAAACCACCTCGTAGCCTTTGTTCGGCATTAGGTATTCTTATTCTCACCTTGTCTGCTAGAAACAAGTCTTCTCCTCTTTCGAACCTTTGAATAATTTGATTGAAATCTACATTCATAATTACCATCCTCCTTCGTTATAATCTTTGTTTTCCGAATTATGTAGAGCTGTGCCAGATTGCTTTGTTACGAAGTCTTTATTTCTTCTTGCCCAATTCTGTAGTCTTAGATTTAAATCCCATGTTTTCTCAGTCTCGCACCTCATCCTAGTTTTGGACTTATTCGTTTCAGACCAATAATCATAGAACTTTCTGATCATATCCTTGCCATAAGTAACAACATAAGGAACCAGCTCTTGATAGAATTTCTCCTTTCGCTTTTCGGTTGCTGCCGCAATCTCCTCTTTCGTTTTCTTAGGCTTATCTTCCTTAGATGCATCTTCTGTTGGTTTATCAACTTCTTCTTTTGGTTCATCTTTAGACTTATCAACATCAATAGCAAAATAGCTGTCGTAATTACAGATAGTGATGATGGAATATAATCTTTCCGAATTCACTTCTATTAGCTGCATTTTTATTAGCTTTGACAAACAAGTTCTAACCACTTGTTTTCCTGCACCAATAATATTGCTGAGTTTTCCAAGACTAGTTAAAAACTGTCCTCTATGCTCGACTATCCCATCATGCTTCACTTCTTTCTCTTTTGCATTGTTGAGCAAGTATAGAAAGAGGGAAAGCATTTCGGGTTTATCGAACCAATCCCAATCAAAGATGCTGCGAGGAAGTCTTATCCAATCTGCCATTGTTGTACAATAAAACCTCAACTTTCTTGTTTAGCTGCTTACGCAGGTGGAACCTAAACAATACTTATTGAGGTCTGAATATTTTTTATCCGAAAGTTCCACGTTTCAGAGATTTAATTTCTTCGGTGCAAAGATAATAAATTATTTAATGATTAAATAATATTACCGATAATATTATCATATATTAACTTTGATACCTTTGAGACTGCTAAGTTTCTTAACCTCAGCCGTATAGTGAACAATCATATCTTCTAGTTCGCTATTAGTAAAGTGACATGTAGAATGTGCCTTCACGTTTAGCAAATCAAATCTTTGCTGACCTATTTTCTGAATGAGGTTGCGCTGGTAGCCTATGAGGTGGTCCGCAGAGAAACGATTGCAAAATTTACATTCAGCATGGCAGTTATCTTCATTGAATCTAGTTGACATGTGGCGGCGACTATGGAAGTGACCGCAGTCCACATCTTCAAAGCACTTTATCTGCCCGCAGGATATACACCGAACATAACCATTAGCCATAACATCACGCAAACGGATATAAAGAGAGAATATCCGATCGAGCTTTTTAACCAAGTTAGGTTTGCTCTTAGAAGTAGTCTTTTTTACCTCTTTTTTTTTGGTTTGAGCCGCTTTTGGCTTGCGATTGAAATAGTATTTATTCATAACCATAGGACTCTTTAATACAGCTTATTTCCGTGATGGTATTCTCTGTTTTCGTTATAACGCATCTTCAAGTTGATGTGCTGAATGAGGTCGATTCCAAGTGCTTCTGCCCATTCAAATACGGAAGAAAGAATACTTTTATATAAGACGTAGAGCATTTCTGCCTTTACACTTATAGATGAGTTAAGGTTGCACGAAACAATAGTTCTAGTAACCTTGATGGCATTTTCTGTGAAGCTATGCTGTTTAGCATACTTAACCTCTGAGTCAAATGTGGAAAATCCGTCCTTTGCCTGAATATTACAAACGCCCATCAAATCAAAGATTCTAATGCAAATGTCTGCCAACTCGCTTTCTACTTTTCCCTCGATGGTATCAGAGTAGTATTTGTTGAACAAACCGCCACCATGGTCGTTGGCAAGTACAGTTTTAAGACCTTCTTTGTCAAGGTCGTCCATATAGTTTCCTTTGCGGTCAGCTTGTACGGCTTCTGCTACTTCTGTGCAAACCATCATCAACCAATGCGCATTAGACTTTTCTTCTTCATGCCATCCATGTTTGACAGCATTATCGTAGGCTTTTTCAACCCACTCATTAATCTGTTTTGCTTCAATTTTCATAATTCAAAAACTTACGTTAGTTAATTGTTTGCCTAGAGACTTGATACACCATCTTGATGAACCCTGCACCTCTAGGTCTATTCTTAAATCAGAGACTTTTCCGAAGGAACGGAAACTACCGCCAAGGTCGATTATCCATCCGTCTTTATCCTTGAAAGGTCTGATAGCTCGTCCCACCATCTGATAGTAGAGACTCAAAGACTTCGTTGGTCTTGCCAAGATAACCGTGTCAAGTGCAGGATAATCAAATCCTGTGGTGAGAACTCCAACGTTAGAGACAACCTTTATGGTGCCATCCTTGAACTTCTCCAAGATAGCTTCACGTTCTTTCTTTGGAGTCTCGCCTGTAACGATTGCAGAATTAATACCTTTCTGTTGCAGTTTTTCTGTCAATCTTTCCGCTTCTTCCGTGAATCGAGTGAAGACCAAAACTCCTTTTCTCGGTATTTTATTCTTTGGCTTCAATACACGTAGGGTAGTGGAAGTAAGCTGATCATAGAATCCGCTTCGTTCATATTCCAACTTTAGGGAGTTTTCATCAAAGTCGTTTCCTGTTGAGTTGGTATGCACATTAGACATATCTAGCTGAGTGCAATCGAAGTATCTCAAATCGGCAAGATAACCTTTTGCAAGCAATTCTGAAATCTGACAATAGTACAGAACCTCATCGAATATTCTTGGTCTAGTTCTCGTAAGGAACTTTAGCATCGAGGTGCCATTAAGCCCCCTTCCTAGTCGATATGGTGTTGCTGTTAAGCCGATAACCTGTCTATCCGCAGCTTCGAAGAAGGTTTTGTATTGTCCACCTTTAGCATTACAAAGATGGCATTCGTCAACCATTACGTACTTGAAGTGCTGAAAGTCTTTCATGTGGTTCATAACGCTTCCAATAGTAGCAAAGGTTATTCTGTTTATATCCTTGCAACCAACAGAAGCGGAATATACTCCACAATCAAAAACACCATAGCTTTGCAGTTTAGCGAAGTTTTGCTCTAGAATTTCCTTTGACGGACAAAAGATGAGTAGCGGACTATCCAGCTTACTTGCAATATCTGCGATTACAAGCGACTTACCTGCGCCCGTAGGCAAGATAAGAAGTCCATTCTTCTTAGTCTTGCCTGTGAACGCTCTAACGGCAGCATCACTTGCTTGTTTCTGATATGGTCTGAGTGTGTACATGATTACTCGTCTTCATCATTATCATCCTCATCATCGTCACCGAAAGGAAGGTCATTATCATCAGTCTGCTCCTCAGCCTTTGCTTTTGGTTTTTCTACTTCGGGGAACTCGATGCCGAAAACTTCCTTCATAGCCTGCTGATTGACATCTTCCTGGCTCCACAATCCGCTTCTATCCCATTTTGGGATTTTCTGAACCTTGCAAAGCTGGAACTTATCATCTACCCAAGCAAAGAAGAGGTAATGACCATTGAGAGCAATACGAGCGGTCTTAGTAGAAGGTAAGCGGAAATCCGTGATACCATTCTTAACTCTTGCTGCCAAATCACTGACTTCAAGAAGTGCTGATGCGTATGCTTCTTCGGCATTCTTCTTCATCGTCTTGATCTGAGCAAGAACGGTTTCCAACTCTTCCTTGCGCTTTGGCACATCATTCTCCTGCTTGATGCAGTACTCTTCACGGATAGCGTGAATCTCGAAATCATCATACTTGCGGTCAACAACCTCATTGTCTGGGAAGAGAGCATTGAACTTGTCATGCAAAACCTTGATAGGTTCGTCTGCACTCTTTGCACCTTCGCAAAGTACCAACACGTCCTTGAACATTTCTTTCTGAGCTTCGGTCAAACAAAACTCAATCTTCTCTGGTCTGTGACCATCCAAATCTGCTAACATAATATTTTCTGCTTTAAATTACATAAATTCTTTGCACTGCTCAATCTGCTGTTGAGCAAAAAATAACATTTCACCTTCATGAGGTGAAGGAAGGTAAAGCCCACACTGAGCACTACTATAATTTCTGAATCTTTCTATTGCAGTTGTCATTTCAGCCTTATCGAGTTCAGTACTACTTCTAATGTAGGTAATTTCCTGTCCCCTTCTATTAATTCGCTTTCTCTCGAATATATCCCTGTTGCATATCTTCTTAAAAATATCAAACTTAACTTCTTCGAGGGTAAAACCAAATTCTGAAGCAAAGTAACCTAACAGACAATGCAGGTAGCTATTCTGAGCCAAAGAACGTTGAGTGTTCTTTTTCTTCAGTTCAACGTATTCATTCTTCAGAACCATCTGATTACAGGCTTCCTTGAACTTCTTTCTGTCATAAACGTTCTTTAAATTATAGAGTGCCATAGTCTAAACTTTAAAATGGTAAGTCGTCATTATTACCTTGAATAGGGTCTCCGTTCGCATCTACGGCGGGAGGGAAATTAGAAGCTGATGCTGCTCTTGCAGACTCCATAGCTGCTTGTTGTGCGCTCATTTGCCCTGCACCTTGTGAATTGGTAGGCTGATTACCATTAACAGCTTGTGTCGGCTGATTTCCGCCCTGTTGCAGATTATAACGAGATTGATATTTCTCGGTTTTATAACCTTGAACGTTAGTGAAGTATCTTACTTGCCCATCTTTCTCTGAGCGTGAACCATTCAAGGAGAATGATACCGTCACAATATCACCTATATTGAAGCCGTTCAGATCATCAACGTGATTGCCTGTAAACTCGAACTTTGGATAGTTTGCTCTCTCTATCTGCCCTGTGAACTGGTTACGATAGGAGCAATCCAAGACAAGTTCTCTTTTTTTGAAGACTTTGCCTTGATAGGGAATACTCTCCGTATTCCCTATATGCTGAATAATTCCACTAATCTGAAATGCCATTATTACTGAACATTAAAAGTGATACCATTGTCACGCATGAAGCGTTCCAAACATTCCATTGCCTCTTTTGTACCGGTACAAACGTAAGTACGTGTCTCGGTTGGAGTAGGAGATGCAACCGACTGTCCCATAGCGGCAGCGAAAGCATCCATGGCATCTTCTTCATTAGAAGACATCTTACCATTCTTCGGCTGCTCTTCCTGTTGCTCGGCTGCTTTGTTCTCCGCGACTTCCTTCTGAGGTGATGTTGGAGGTGTTGCAGTTTCTTTCTTACTAGGGGACACTGAGCTGGCACGCTGTTCTTTCAGCTTGTTTGCGTATGCGATAGTCTCCGGCAGATTGAGATTTTCCTTGTATCGGGCGGCAAGTGCATCGTAATCTTCTGCAAATAACTTCAAGGTTTCGAGGTCTTTCTTGATGTTATCAACCTTTTCTGTGATAGCTTTTTCGATAGACTTCATTGAAGTTGTCTTGTTGAGCCATTTTGCATCAAAGATGAGGTCAAATTTGATGCCGATGGTTTCTACTCCCAATTTCTCTGCAAGCTTTTCAATTTCTTCTTTCTTAGCTTTCTTGGTGCGATTTTCATCTTCTTTGATTACGCCATCAATGAGAGATACCGCATTCTTGATAAGCTTGCACGTATCGTTACAGGTTGTCTTGAACTCCTCAAAAGGCTTATTCCAAACCTTTTCAAGCTCCTTGCGCTTATCGTCAAGTGCTTTAGCTGCCTTGTTGAGTAAAGCCTTGTCTTCCTTGCACTTTGGAATATCATCGGTGCTATAGTTGCTGATGTCATACATAGGCAAAGCCTTTTCAACTCTAGCTTTAACCTCTTTGATATTCGTGGTAAGCTGACCGATAGTTTCTTTGCTTACCACCAGTTGCACATCTTTTTCTTGGAGTGCAACGATATTGGTGTTCTTTTCTTCTGCCATATTTAAACCAAATTGAATATTTTCTTGTCTGTTATCAAATCTCTGTTTTCTTGGATGAAACTAATCAATCCTTCGCAGTGTTGAGTGAGTAGAGGAATATCCCTTTCTGGGCTAAACGTATAACTCTCTGTGTAGTTTCTGTAATACGTTTTTCCGATTTCCGAGATATTGTATTCGAAGTCGTAAACATCACAACCATTCTTCATGAGGGCATAAGGATAGACCTTATGTTGCCAGTGTCTCTTGTAATTGCCAACCGCATACTGACGTGTTGTTTTCAGATCATGAGTGCAGAACGGCATAAGGTAATCAATATACCCATACAGCATTACTTTACCATACATGGTAGGCAAGACTGCTTGTATATAAACCTGTGGCAAAGCTCCCTTATAGTAGGCTGCATAATGTCGGACTAGCTGAATAGGGAAGTAGAAACTTCTGCCGTTCAGCTTTGCTTCAACACCGATAGGTACTCGCTTATTGTATGGTTTAACCTCTCCTTCGCCAACATAGTGGTAATCTTCAACATCTTGGAAAATAGTGTGGATATCCATATTCTCCGAATTACGATGAAGGACCATACAATCAATAACCTCGTTGAATGCTGTGCCTTTGTCAGCAGCTTCACTATCGAATGGTACTCGATTTATCTTATCAATTAACGACTGGAATTGTATCTTCTTGAACTCTTCTGGAGTATGGGGTGGATTTTCAGACCATCCCCAATACTTACTCCAAATGATGTCACTATCAAGGTAGTTCTGATACGCATCCAAAAGCGTTGCATAGAACCTAAACTTGACTACTTCCATAGCTTATGCTGCTTGTGGGTCCTCGTATTGCTTGGTCTCCTTATTGTAAACCAACTTCAAAGCACTTACCTTCTCGGTGAACAGACTTCTTGCATGAAGAATGATGGAGTTACCCAAGTTTGCATAATCTTTGATGTGCTCGATGAAATGGTTTGCCCCTCTTGCGTCAGTAATCAACTGAACACTCTCCTTAATCTCTTCAAGAGCCTTATTGTACTCCTTGACCTTTTCTTCTTTCTGAGCTATCATAGACTGATAACGTGAGAGAATCTGAGTAGCGATGAAGTTATTAGGAGCGGTTGGCTGTCCGTTTGCATCAAGAATAACCGGAATCTGCATACAACCAGGAAGCTGACAGGTATTCTTGCCATCGTTACGACTTGTAGGGTCAAAAGTGATGGTTCTGATTTGCTGTCCATTCTCACTTCTCATTTCGAGATAGCCAAGCAAGTCCAAATCAGTAACGATGTTATTGTAGTTCTTCTCACGAAGTGCAGGGATATACACTGTACTTTCACCTTCCTTGCGTGTGTCACGATGTGCAACAAAGACGATATTCTTGTTAAGCTGTGACAAAGATGAGGTGAACCATTTGAAGTCGTTATTGATGGTACCCCAATCCTGTATCTGAGGGTTGCGACCATTGCATCTGTAGGCGATGATGAAGTCAATCATCTTTCCAATCGTATCTACAACGATAGTATCGAACTCCTCCAAATCCTTCTTGTTGTAGTTGAGCAAGTTGAGGATATCTTGCCAACTAGAAACCTGTACAATACCGACATTATCGTCCAAATGTGCGGTATTAACACGTTTGACACCATTATCAAAGTCAAGCAACAGAGGCTTAGGTGCTGAGAGGGCGAAAGTTGTCTTACCCATACCTGCCTGTCCGTAAACCATCATTTTAACGTTTTTCTGAATAGCAATTTCATTGCTTCTTTTAATCATACTCATTGCTCTTAGTGCTTTTAATTGTTAAAAAATCCATTATCTTTAGCTAGCTTTACAAACTCGCCCTTATCGTGAACACCTAACTTGCAGTAAGCAGATCTGACATGCTGTTTTACTGTGTTTGGAGAGAGGCAAAGCTTGTCACCAACTTCTTCTTTTGTGAAACCTTGATAGATAAGGTTCATTACCCTTTCTTCGGCAGGTGAGAGTTTGGAGTTAAACTTTGGGCTGCAAATAATGCCTTCGTTCCTACATTCTCCCCGCAGTGGGCATTCAACCTTTTCAAAGTTAAGCCTGCCGAGATTATCAATATCATAGGTGGTTGTATCAAGCTTTCCGAAGTTACATTTACAGAATCTTCTGACTATCAAGAACTGATAATAAGGAACATTCATTGCACTCTTTTGATACTCCTTAGATAAAGCCTTGTAGGCTTCGGGGTATCTTTCTCGGATAGCATCTATCATTTTCTTAATGACTTCTGTATCTTTTTCCGAGAGAGCTTGATTTTCGGTACCATCCTTAATGAACCAAAGTTCATCATCAAACATATAAAACTCTACTGCCATAGCTGTTCTTTTGGTATTCCTGTAATTTCAGACAGTTTTTCTATCTGCCAATCAACAATCGGTCTTGTATGACCTTTTGTCCAGTTGCGGGCAGTTGTAAATGATACATCGCATTCTGACATGATGCGCTGAATGAAATCCTTCTTTGGGTACGAGGACTTTGGAAGATTCTCGTAGTAATCCAAAAGGGTCATTTTCTGCTTTTTTCCTTCATTTTTATTTGCCATACAAATAATTTTTAGTAATTTTGCATTGTTATTTAAATATTCACGATGCAAAGATAAGAATAATATTTGTAAAATCGGTACAAATCATTAAGAAATCTCTGTATTTTAACTTTTATTATACTTATGACAGCAAAAGAGGTTATTAATGCTATCCTTATGCAAGAAAATATCACTGGTTCGCAGCTTGCTAAGGATATGGGACTCAGTAGACCGCAAGCGGTTTATGATATCCTTAATGGTAAGGTTTTAAAGGTGAGTGCGAGAATGGCTAATCTTATCCATACAGCCAAGCCTATGTACAATATCGACTGGTTGTTGACTGGAGAAGGGAATATGCTTAATGCTGATATTCCTGCGACGTCAATTAAAGCAGAAAAGCCAAATGAGCAAATAGATTCTCTTTCTGTTATAAATCGTCTCATCGAAATTAACGCAAAAAAAGATGTGGAGATAAGAGAGCTACGACAGGCATACGAACACCTGGCAAGATGTTTCGTAAAGCTAGCTAATGGGGAGACTATAGCTCCTGCAGATAAAAAAGCGATTTCTATATAATTAACATACACGGAAATCTATAGCGTATGAAACTTACGACAACGCCAACAGGCATGGCGATAACAAAGCGTTTCTTCCTTGCTCTTGATGTTGCTATCAATCAGCGTAAAGCCAGAGGAATACGTTCTTTTACGGAATCTCATAGTATCAACTATTGGAATTTCTCTACGTTTAAGAAGTGTCCAGATGGCAGAGCTATCAAATCTGAATGGCTTGCTTGGATTGTTGAAGATTATAACGTCAATGCCGAATGGCTATTGACAGGGGTGGGTATGATGTTTAAAACTCAAAATAACCCTTAAAATTTCGCTTATGAGACGATTTGTTTCTTTGATAGTAGAATTATTGGTTTGTTCTGCTTGTATGGCTTTAGAACCGCAGGAAATCGCTGTTGGTACACTTTCTATGTATTTTGAAACGCAAACTGAGCAGATTCATTCGCTTTTTGGAGCAGGTGACTTCGTTGTCAACAAGAATGCTACAGATTGCGATCCAATGCAAGTTGAGCACTCTATTTCTGTGAAAGAAGGTAAACTGACAATTGATGCAGGTACCGAAGATGAGCTTTCCTTCAAGATAACTTCTTGCAGTTACGAGGAAGGAAAAGTTTTTGCTGACCGAGGTTCTAATGAAGTTTATCGCCTAGTTTGCCAAGAACTTGATGATAACATTCCTTCAAAGTGGATTTCCGTTATCACTATTCAGAAAGTTAAAGATGGAGTAAGAGCTAAAACCATCATTACCATTCCTCGGTATGATGAGTATGGAGCAATCTCCAGCATCACAATTTTGCATTAGAACAAACGTCTAAAACTTCTCTCGCGCACGCAAGTATATTATAATTATATATATCAATAGTTCGTTAATAATTCAATAATGTGCTAAGCAGCTATACGCTGTAAGCACGAGAGATCTTTGAAAATCTTGCTAATTAAAGTTCGGTTCG